TCTTGTTTTTCAGCTTCTTGTTTTTCAGCTTCTTGTTTTTCAGCTTCTTGTTTTTCAGCTTCTTGTTTTTCAGCTTCTTGTTTTTCAGCTTCTTGTTTTTCAGCTTCTTGTTTTTCAGCTTCTTGTTTTTCAGCTTCTTGTTCTGATTTTTTATAAGCTTCTTGTTTCATTTTTAATTGAAAATTTGAAATTATAACCTTTAATTCATTATCTGAAATTTCAGACTTTAAATTTTTATTCCAACTTTCTTTAATTTCTGAAAAATGAAAAACAGAAGCTAATTTTTCAAGCCATTCTTGATCTAAATCCATTTTTAAGAAGCTCCTGAATTTAGTTTTTCCACTGTTTGATTTAATTTTTCAATTAACTTTGTTTGAATATCTAAGAAATCGTGAGTCACATAAAGTGAATTTCTAAAGCATTTTTTCATTCTATCAGAAGCACCACGCCCAATACGATCGTAGTAGATAGCGAAAAAATCAATTTCTTTATTTTTTGATTTTGTGATCTCTTTTTCGATCATAGTCCACAATAATTCTTGAGGTATTGATCTTCCTTCTAATCTACCTTCTGGGTAACCGTCGGTCATAAAAATAATCAAACGTTTATTTTCGCTTTCTTCCAACATTTTTCTAGCTTCAGCGATCGCTAAATGGTGAACATCATGATAGTGATCTTCGTCGGCGTGAATTTTTCCAGCTTGTGTGAAGTCGGTAATTATTTCATAATATCCTTGATATTCGTACCCGCTAGCCGAATAAGCCAATGTCTTAAAATTAATGAAAGGACATTTTTTTAATCCCAACATAACAGTGGCGGTTATGTCTGCCATTTTTTGCTGAAGTCCACGCATTGAGCCGGAGCAATCAACAAGAAAAACGACGTCTAACCCGTTTTTTTCGTTTGTTTCGTTAAAAATATCTAAGTTTTTCATGAATCCTAATTTTCGATCCACACGAAAATCTAGATATTCTTCTTCGTCTAAATCTCCGCTTTCTCCGATTTCTTGATCCATTCTTCCTTTAATTTTGTTTAAAGTTTCTCCGATTCTGTCGGCTAATGCTTGATTAACCTTGTAACCTTTATTTGATCGCTCTTTAAAAATTGGATCTTTTTGGTTTTTCTCTAGTGTGATTTCTGTAATTTCCATGGCATTTTTATCAATAGTTCTAATATAAATCAACCACCGATCGCAAAATAGGCACAAATCAAAAAATCATTGGGGTTTAATAGGCAATTTGTGCCTAAATCGGGAATTTTTGAAAAAAAATAACAAGTAAAAAGATCGGTAAAATAAAAAATGTTCATTTTTTGCCTTTTCTTCATGCTTAATTTGTGCCTAAAAAAACAGTATCAGTAAAATGGATACTAAAATTAAGACTTAAGAAATTTCTGAAATCTAAACAGTATCAATAGTATCCATACTTAGCATACCATTTACCACAAAATAAAGTACCGTTGATTTAAAATAAAGTACCAGTACTTGAAAGTACCGTACCGTTAATTCAAAAAAATTTTGTTGCAAAAAAAAATTATAAGAATTTTATAAAAAAAATTTTTGAAAAAAAAATTGAAAAAAAAATGAAAAAAAAAATTATAAGATTTTATAAAAAAAATTTTGAAAAAAAAATTGGATTTTTTAAAATCCGATTTTTCTTATAATTTCTCTCACCTCTTCTTGGTATTTCTCTTCTGAGAATTTTTTAACGATCCCTACTTCTAAAGCTTCTTTCACAGGGTTTTCGATTTTTGCCATTGTGAAAATTTCTATTTCTTCACAAATTGCTTTAATCGCTCTAACACTCATGTTAGCTTGTTCTGATAGAGTGTTTGATCTTTGTGCTTGATCAATAGCTTCTGAAAGTTCAAAAAGCTTGTTTTTGATTTCGCTTGAGACGTTATAATTTTTTATAATTTTCAAAACAATTTGTTTTGGTAGTCTCTTCATTTGGATTACATTGAATCTGTCCAATAATGGTTTATTCAATGGACTAGTTCCTGAATATTGATCATTCATGGTAATGACAAATTTCAATCTAGCACCTTTATTCAAAACAAGTGGTTTTGTCATTTCAGGAAGATCGATCCTTCTTGTTGAATCTGTCAAACCATAAAGCATGATTTGCACTTTAGGAATCAAGGCATTTCCTTCGTCTAAAAGCACCATGGCAGATCCGGTTTTATTTGCGGTTAAAACGGCTCTTGTTAACATTCCCGCAATTTGTTTTAATTTTTCGTCTTGATCTAATGTTTTTGATCCGATCAAATCGGTTTTTCTTAAATCAGCTGAACAAGCGATTTTGAACATTGGATCTTGATTTTCAAAAGCGTGTAATTGTGCAAGCTCAGTTTTTCCAGTTCCTTGTTGACCGGTCAAAATCACATTTTTTCCGAATGTCAACAATGCATCGAAAATTTCTTTTTCTTGATCTTGTTGGAAATATTCTGAGGCTTTTTGGAGTTTATAATTTTCAGGATCGAATTTTATAAATTCGTCTGGAATTTCCTCAGGTACGAAACCCGCAGTTAATTCCTCAATTCTCTCTTTTTGTGCTTGTGCTAATTTTTCAGCTTCGATTTTTGCCATTTTTTCAGCTTCGATTTTTTGCATTTCTGCGATTTTTTCAGCTTCAATTTTTGCTAGTTCTTGTTGTTCTCTTAGTTGTTCGGCTTGAATTTTGATGAATTCTTCTCTTTGTCTCAATTCTGCTTGAGATTCGGTTGAAGTTTTACCTTCTAAATCGAGAGAACTTGTGAACTTTAGAAAAGTTGACTTCATTGCTGAGTACGTGGTTTTTGTTGTTACTTCTTGTTCCATTCTAAGTAAGATTTGGCTTACTGATTGATTCCATAAATCATGATCTTCGATTAGGTTAAAAAATTTCTTTAACCATGATTTTTGTGATCCGCTTGTTGCGAATTCTTCGATTGTTTGAATTGTGAATTTCTTCATGCCATTCTTAAAATGAATTATAATATAAATCAATAAGTGATCCATCATTTAGGCACAAATCGAAAAAATCGTGATGGTTTAATAGGCAATTTGTGCCTAAATCTTATAATTTTATAAAAAAAAATTATAAAAAAAGATCGTAAAAATAAAAAATGCTCATTTTTTGACATTTTTTTTATAAAATTCGTGCCTAATTTTATAAAAATTCCATAAATCGAATTTTACGCATAAAAAAAAGGGATTTTTTGTTTAAAATTATAATTTGTGGACTTAGTGAAATTCTGAAATTTTATTTTTAGCACTAGGATAAAATAATTAGGCACTAGTAAGAAAAAACGATCCAAACTTTTACACCGTTGAGACCACATATAAATCATGATGCGGGGTTTTGTGCCTAAAAAAGAAAAAAGTGCCAAAAAAGAAAAAAAATTAAATCAGATTTTACGCTCAATCTGATCTATAATCCATTCTTGGATTTCCATATATTGATCAAAATTTACTCTTTTGAGAAATTTTTTTTCAATTTCCTTTTGTTCCATGAAAATTATAAAAAAAATTATTATAAAAAATCCGGTGTGAATTTTCGGGGATTTTGTTGTCAAAATAATTACAGTAAAAAAATCTGACGATCTAGGATTTGCCAAAAAATCATTATAATAACCTTTCTATTTTATCAAAAAATCTGACGATCTAGGATTTGCGAAAAAATGATTATAATAATCTTTCTATTTCACCAAAAAAATCTGACGATCTAGGATTTGCCAAAAATTGATTATAATAGTGTTTTGTTTTGCGGGATTTTTTGCAAAAAATACACTAAAAGAACATTGACAATTTTATAAAATTAATTTTACACCGAATTATAAGAGAATACAGTTTTTTGGTAAATCTATATAGATTTTTTATAAACTATATAGAATTAATTATAAAACTATAGAAGCTAGAAAATCTAAATTGATTTTTTTAAAATATGCGAAAAAAACGGGCGATCATGCGTATTTAATCCTTTGTTGTAGAATTTTTGGATTTCCCACAATAGATCACGCTTATAATTTGCAGACTTTGACAAATTCCAAAAAAAAATTACTATATAGTGATCTTTTAGGCATGGCGGGAATTCAATGTTAATCATTAATGATAAGCGTTTTTTTATACTGATCCCCCCTTTGTGCCTATAACAATTATGATCATATCTTATAAGATCCCCATATAGGCATGAAAAAAAAAGCAACCCCCCCTTATTGTATTAGCGATCACCCCTGTTCCGCTTTGTGAAACATGATTTACGATCAAAAATCACTATATACCCCAAAATCTAGGCGTGATGTGCGATCATCGCTAATTTTTTAGGCGTGATCGATAAAAATCACACGCAACCCTTATATATGACGGTGGTTCAAATCCTCATACTCGCCACGCATGATAAGGAAAAAGATTTATAAATAGGGGGGTACCGAATTATAAGATTATAAGGTTATCCGATAAGATCGCCTTATACGGGAAAAATTTTATAATTTATAAGGAAAAAGATTTATAAATGGGGGGGGAGTCAAATCCCGTAATGCTAACAAAGTAAGCCTTATAGAAGCAGATGCTTCATCAAAAGCAACATTTAAATACCATAAATTTAGCGATCCCATATGAACAAATTCTTCTACATAGGTGCAGGTATCCTTGCCATCGCCTATACCACAGTATTCGTAATACTGGCTTGATTAGTGTTCAGCGATTTTCTAACTGCATTAATTTAAGTTCGATCTCTCCAATTCTTTTTTCATACATCTCTAGTGCATCACCAAGTATCTTTAACTCATCATTCATGCTTTTCATTACTTGATATACATACTCATTCATGCGATTTTGCCTTGTTAGGATTTCTCTAATGTTCATTAATAGAGGTAGGCTATCCCCCAATATTAAGGTTCCCCCTACCGATCGCCCGAAAAAGATATATATAAGGTTAAAATTATGGATCGGGTGCTTCGCACCCATTGTCGGTCACGTTCATACTTTGCATTATTTTAAAGTTATCCTTTATAATTCTTTGTAGCATTATATATTTAGGTATCATTCTTCGGTGCATATTCATAGCGTTCATATGTTTCTTTCTTCTTTGATACGCACATTCTGCACAGTAGATCCTACCCCGATTAGAGTCCATTGGTAATTCTCTACCACAATCTTTACAGTCCCAATCTTTACGGCTCATAGTCTAATAATTCCTTCTCCCACCCCTCGCCAAATAGTTTTTTATATATTCCTGAAACACTCATTATTTGAATTAATAACATTGTATAATTTGTAAGTTCTTCATCACTAATATCCCCCAAACGTTTTTGTAATTCAGTAATGCAACAATAATTAAAGACGGTAAACTTTGTTTGTTTAGGGAATAACTTTATCATATCTTTCCAATGGGTTAATGATTCATCATAGTATTCCTTCTTAACCTTGAACAAGTTGTTATCTTCATCAATCATAAGAACGTCAATTTGGGCTAACCCATCTAAATATAAATCCCTGTCCATAAAAAAAGAAAGGTTAATGGGATATAAAAATGTTATCCGCTAGGACAAGCACTCCATCCACATTGGCGACAAGTGTGACAACCCCCGTGGTTTTCAACTATACCGCCATCTGAACAAGTTGGACATTCTGACATAATAGGAAGTTATAACTTTACATCATATAAATATAACTGAGGGGTATCGTGAGAATTACCCCCCAGTGATGAGATCCTGCCGTCTCACGATTGACGTTACGCACACACCACCGAAACTTTATATATGATAACGGTTTATAAATATTATGAAATCTGACGAGTTGTGTATGGTATGTGATTTCAGAATGAATGAAATACAACCATGTCATCTAAGATGTGATAACTGCGGATCACAGTTAGATTGTTCTGACAAAGGATCGGTTTGGTAGCGTAAGACTAGACCGTTTTTTTATTTATAATGTCCCCCCAACTAGGATATAATTGAGGGGAATACGTTTATGTGTTTACACACCAACGCACAAGAATGTCGAACTCTGACTCTCTCACAATTAGGCTTTGAGGCTATTGCTTATAAGATTAGCGACCTGAAATATATAAATCATATCCACTTGCTACACTAATACCGTTAGTAACTCCACTTATTGCTTCTACCCTAATATCTGATTTTGCTGGTAATTTTATATATGATTGTAATTCTATATCAACTACAGATTCAAATAGTTTTATCTCTCTTTGTATTCTCCATGATTTCCCAAAGTTTCTAACCATTAATCTTACAGTAGCATCATCACCCTTACCACAGTTAGCCCAAAAATGTCTTACATATCCAGTTCTACCTACTGGTATTGAAAATTGTGTCTTTTGTGTTTGACCGTCATTTGTTTGAATTGATCCCTGTCTAGTACCTGCTATTGTTGCATCAATAGTTATAAGTCCAAGGTTAACTCCCTCGCTACCTACATCATCACAGTACGCCCTGTTTATTCTTATAAATGATTTTGTTGTAACAACTGCATCAGTACCATTGAGATTAATTTTTTCTGATATTTCTTTCCAATCATTATCTAGTCCTTCTATTATAATATTTTCTGCACCTGTACCACCAACATCATCTTCGGTACTTGTACTAACTATGGTCATTGTTTCTGCACTGGTAAGATAAACCAAATTACCCCCATCTTCCCATATATCTTCAGGATCACCTGTATTTGATACGGCAAAGTTATGACCAAATTTACCAACACTTTTTAAATTAGGGACACCGCCATGGGTAATATCTACAAGTAATGTAGGATCTGGAAACCAATTACCAGTAATGTCTGTTAGTCTAGGCAATATCTTATTTATAAAGACTTACATTTAAAGTAAATGGCTCAGATTTCTATTTTTTCTCCATTCGGGTTTTTTTTACTATCGATCTAAGATATAGTCAGTCACTATTCATATGTGGTAGAAGTAGTGATTCAAGTGTTTCTTCATCGCCAATTTCATATAACGTTGGGGTAATATTAATCTTCTTCAGAATCTTCTTCCCAATCGGTTTCGGCTTCAAGCATGACTTCTAATTTCTTTTTTAATTTTTCATCTGCTTCAGTAAGAGGTTTATCTACAAATAACTGTGCAAAGATACTTAACATTCTTCTAAGATCCTTTACATTTAAATCTACATATGACATAATTGTTTGTTAATATTTAAAGTATTTAAAGTATAAACTAGTCGTTAAAATATTCATCAAAAGCCTTTTCATCATTTGAGGCTACTTCTGGATTATAAACATCTTCACTTTTCTTTGGTTCAGATTCAATCTTTTTTTCTTTTTTAGTTACAGGTTTATTTTTCTTTTCATTAAAACGTTTAATCACAGCGTTTGTTTCACCATCAATAATATCTAATATATCTTTATTAGACAAACTAATTCCCGGACAAATTCTGTTTAATCTTGCTAAACCTTCCCCCATACTTGTGATTTTTGGCATATTTTATTATTTATAAACATATATTTAAATCTTTTTTGTTCCTATACAATTCCACCCATATCCACATTCAGAACAAGCCAAAATTATATTCATAACTTCTATTTCAGGTAAAGCTTCATCATATTTACCTTTTTCAAAAAATTCTTTTTCTACTCTGTTTGTTTTTTTTCCACAATGAGGACATGACATAATAAAATAAGAATAAACTCTAATTTAAACTATTGCTACATCAAAGCATCTTGCCAATAAATTTTTAACCATAAAATTTATTGCAAAAATAAATTCATTTTCAGGGAAAAGTCCTTGATCATACCATAATTTTGCTGAATCTGCAAACCAAGTAGGGACAATACACTGTAAAGCCATAAGGTTTATAAGATACAACTACAATTTAAATTAAATGACAGAAAATATACACCCTAAAGAGCAACTAATAAGAGAGATTGGTCAATTAATTACTATTGTAGGTACGGATATTAATCGTACAATGGCAAGTTATAATGAATTAGTTAGTAAGGTTGAGATTTTTGCTAAATTAGCTATTACAAAAGAAGTAAAAAATAATGAAGAGTTGGTAAAAAATGACGGAAAAAAATAATAATACATTAGATCATGTACCTGAATGGGAAAAATGGAGTAAAATTTACAAAGAAAAAGCTGAAAGTGAGTCAAGAAATGATATTTACTGGTATAGACATATGTGTATTGAGGGTTTACTTGCAAAAGTAACGAATGATTATAATTAAATTTATAAGTTTTAGTATTTATAACCTATTATGTTATCTCAGGAAGAATTTGTTAAGCGTGTAATAGATAGTTTTGAAGATATTCGTAAAGAAATTAATAATTTATGTAATAGGCAAGCAGAATTAGAGAAAAAAATTGAAGTTCATTTAAAAGTAGAACAAGAATTAGATGAATATAAGAAAAATGAACTAGATCGACTTGCAAAAAGGAAAGATAGGCGTGTTTATTTTGTAATAGCATTAATGGGAGCAGGTTTTGCCGCATATCAAACATTTGAAAAATTATTTATACCTTAAATCCATTCATTTTGAACCCAAGCAATATATTTGAACAATAAATGCTCTGAATCATCATTAATTTCTTCTCTATGTAAAGCAATATGTAGTGCTTCGTGATTAATTGTATCATAAATATCCCAAAGATTTTCATGTGGCATTAAATTAATCCATGCACGTTCTGAATCAAAATAAGTATCTCCTTTTGTATGTGATATTGGATTACATATTCTAAAATCAATAATAAATTTACCACGCCTAATATCTAACAATTCATTCCAATTACTCATTATGAATATGTACATACATGATCATATAAATTTCATTATTATGCACATAACGTTTATATTACATGTTTTCCTATCAAACGGTGGTAAATAGGGCATATTTCTTTAAATTTTATGAAATATGATCATATTTTTTTATTTTTATGATCATGATCATATTTTTAGAAAAACCTGATCATGTATATACATACTAGTAATTTTTTTTGGGGTAATATGATTAATAACACTTATTAACTATTATAATATGAATTAATCATGGTTCAAATGACTCCTAGAATCAAGGAGCAAATTAAACAATTAAGACAAATATCATATGGTGCAATTAAAAATAAAAGTGCAGTTATAGTTGAATGTTCAATTAAAGATTTATCACCAAAAGACTTAGCAAGATGTTTAGCAGTATCTACAACAGCATTTACTGAGATTTCAAGAAAACAACAAATAATACAAAAGGTAACAAAAAAACTAATTGAAGAAACAGAGAAAATTTTTAATGATGATAAATTAAGTGATTCAGAAAAATTAAGTGAACTTAAAAAAATACTTAGTGATTCTGACCTTGAGGATGAACATCTTTCAATTCAGCCATCTGATGTTGAAAAGGAACCTTAATACCTTTTTTTGCCACATAGTACCCAGATTTACCCCAATATGATCTTATAGCATTTTCGTATTCCATATCAAACTCTCTTATTATTTGATTATCTTTTATTACATACACTGTTGCGATCGCCATATGTTTATATGGAAGTTATACTATTAAAAACTTGTGACAGAAATTACAAAGTTAAAAGGTATAGGTAAAGCAAATGCAGATAAATTTGCAGAGCATGGAATTACAACAGTAGAACAGTTATTCGTAATACCACCACCGAAAGTAGCAGAAATGTTAGGTATAGATAACGAAAGTGCGATCGGTTTGTTTAAAAAAGCAAGAGCTGTGTTTAATTCAAAACCATTATTTCAAACTGGATTGGAAGCTGATGAAGAGGATAGAAATATAGAAAAAATTACAACTGGAACTAATGCACTTGACAAACTCTTCACAGGTGGAATTGAGTGTGGAGCTACAACTGAAATATATGGGGAGTTCGGTTGTGGCAAAACCCAATTCTGCCATACAATGTGTGTAAGAGTACAGTTACCAAAAGATCAAGGTGGTCTTGATGGTGATGCAATATATCTTGACTCTGAGGGAACATTTGAACCAAGTAGGATAAGAAGTATAGCAAAGTATCTGAATTTAGATGAAGATAAAGCACTAGAAAGAATAATTAGAGTTAAGGCTTATAATTCAGCAGATCAATATATGATTCTTCAACAAATAGAAGAAATGTTATCAAATCCAAATAATATAAAACTTATAATCATGGACTCTGCAATAGGATTATTCAGACAAGATTTTTCAGGTAGAGGTATGTTATCTGAAAGACAGAAATATCTTGATGAGTTTTTAACAATGGCTAGTAATATTGCTGATTTTCATAATATAGCAATTATATGGACAAACCAAGTTATGATCAATCCCGGAGTATTTTACGGTGATCCAGTTACGGCAGTTGGGGGAACTGTACTTGCACATAAATCAACATATAGAGTATATTTCAAAAAATCAGGTGCATATAGAATAGCTATAATGGTTGATAGTCCAAAACACGCAAAAATTGAAGTTGCATTTGGATTAAGTGAAGCTGGTGTTGTAGATAAAGAAATAGCAGAGGAAATTGAAAAAGAACGTAAAAAAGCAAAGGCTAAAGCAAAGAAAGAGGAAAAGGAAGAAGATGAACCCGTGGAGTAGATTTTGGGAATGGTACGAAAACAAGATTTTGGGTTCAGTGATATTAATTGCTGTAATCCAGTTTATTCAGATACCACATATGATATGGAACGCAGATCTTATGCTACAATCAGGATTAGTGAGCAGAATACATCCGATTTTGGATTGGTTCTTATATGGGGTGGATTTGATTGAAATTGTTTCCATAATAAATATAGGTATGATTATGTATTCTCTATTGAAGAAGAAGTATGACAAAAAAATGGCATAATTGTCGTGAATGTGAACGTATATATAAAGAAACAGATTTAGACAATTAATGAAATGCGAACTATGTAAAAAAACATTGATTAAAACACCATACTTCTATGAAGGCAAACAAGTCTTTGAATGTAGTAACTGTGAAGAAGAATATGTTTAGAAAACTTATATAATATCACAGTATTTGGTATAATATGGGAGTAATCGACAGGATTAGGGACACAGTAGATCCTAGAAACTATCGTTTGGTAGATAAAGGAGACTATGAGAGAGTAACTCAAAGTCACTATGATATGTTGAAAGACTTTAATGATACCTTTGTTCAATCACAAAGTAGAGCCAGTAACCCATATCCATATATGGACACACCTAGCGGATCAAAAATCCCAATGTGGCGTGTCGCACCAAATAGATTATATGAATTAGCAGATTATGTTGGTGATTTGAGGGCAGTTATTGAAACAATCCAAAGAGAAATGTTTAGAAACGGAATAGAAATAATTCCTAGATTTGAGCATAAATGTTTAGTATGTTTAAAAGAATACGAACAAGAACCACTTAAAGAATTTATTAAGATTTCTGAATTAGGTAATAAAGATAAAAAATTAAGATGTACTTCATGTGGTAATGAAAATCCTAGAAAATGGGGTAAACCTGATCCAAAAAATAGACAAATACTTCAATCAATTATTGATAACCCTGTAAATAATAACGAACAATCTCTTAAAATTGTTGCAAGACAGGCAGAAAGAGATCTAGATATAGTTGATAATTGTTATATTCTTATATCAAGAAAATGGAAAATAGAACAATTAGATCAACCTGATCCAATTACAGGTGCTACGAAAAGAGCTGTAAGAGATTCAAAGGAATCAAAAATAGATGAAATTATAAGAATATCACCTTTGCTTTGTAGTGTTATTGCAAACGAAGAAAATCAGTTAGGAATAGGTTCAGATGGAAAGCCTAGATATATCTGTCCAAATTACGGACATAGGGAAGATATACAAGAATCACCAAAATGTAATCAATGTGGCTGTGAATGTTTTAATGCTTTCTTAGAAACCAATAGTGTACCTTATGGTGTTCCAGCAAACAACCCTAAAAAAATGTTTTATGCCAAAGAAGAAATAATATGGATTCCGGGAAAATATTATCCAGATCAATTATACGGTAACTCACCAATTCAATCAGTATGGAAAAAAATCATGTCTTTAATGTTCCAAGATGAATATATGTGGAAATATTTTGATAAAGAAAGACCACCAAAATCTTTACTTGTTATGGGTAGTAGAAACGGTGAATCAGTAGCTTCATTTATGGAAAAACAAAGACAAGGTGCTAGACAAGATCCATATTTACCAAGACCAATTTTACTTAATACAGATAATGTAAGTTCAGCATTAGAATACATAGATCTTACTCCAAACTTTAAAGAATTAGAGTTAACAGAATTAAGAAAAGAACAGAGACAGATTATATCTACCGTATATGGTGTTCAACCATTATTTTATGGTGAACAGGCTAAAGCTGGATTAGGTAATGAGGCACTTCAAGTAACACTTACAAATAGAACTATTAAATGGTTTCAAAGATTCCTTAATGAAAATTTCTTTGATAAAATAGCAAAAATTATAGATATATATGATTGGAGAATACAATTAGTCACTAGTGAAGAAATTGATGAGTTAAGAGAAGAACAAATCAAAGGTCAAAAAATCGACAACGCTGTTAAATTATATAGCATGGGATTTGATGTTGCATTTGATGGTGAAAATGAATTAAAAATATCACAATATCCTAATCCTGATAAAGAGGCACAAATGATGATGGGTGGTGCAGCAAAAGATAGTCCGGGTGAAGGTGCAAATAGTGGTGATCCAAACAAAGTAAAATCACCAAAACCAGCAAAAGAAAGTCAAGCCAAATTTGATGGTGAACCTCAAGTTTCAAGACCTAGTGATAAAGGTGGAGTTGGATTTGGTGATCCTAGAGGTAGCGGTAGTAGTCCTTTAAGTAATAAATCTTCAGGTATGAATGAAGAAGAATGGGATCAATTTTTAAAAAGAATAGAAAAAGAAACACCTATAGCAGAACAAAAGAAAACATATATTATAAAAAGAGATGGAAAACCCGATACAAAAATTGAGGTGGAAGAATGAAAATACCTCTCAAAATTGAGAAAATAACTGATGATGTAGATTGTTTTGAAGATATAGAAAAAATTATAAAATATAAATTAACTAATGAAAATCGCCATGTTATAAGAAATCTAAGCATAAATGCTCAAACTATCAAAGAAGATGGTAATAAAACAAAGGTTAATTATTGTAAAAAGATAACTGGTATTAGAACTGAATTACTACCAAATGAATCATGTGAAATAAGTTGTTATATAAAATTAAACAAAGATTTTAGTGAAATGGTTGAGATCAAAGGTAAAAAAGAATTAAGTGCTATTGAGTTAGATATTAAAGTAACGGGTACATTATACATAAGTAAGGTGTAGTAAATGAAAGGAGTAATATTTTTCAGTGAACCTGAACATTTATCAATTTGGGGAGATCCTATTGCATGGACAAACACTATAGATAAAATGAAATATGATTTTTATATAATGATAGATCAACAACGAATAGTTCCTAATTGGACAGAAACAAAATCAATTACAGGTCATAGAGTAGATTCATTTTCTGAGGCTTTAGATTTACTTAAAAAAAATTACCCCCAATGTAAACAAGTCTATTTCACTCCCAATGGAAACACTGACTTTATAGAATATAAAGAACCAAATAATGTTGTTTATATATTTGGAAGTGACAGTAATGGATTAGATTATAACAATGCAGATTATAATGTTAAATTACCTGCAAAAGATTTATGGGCTGTAGAATGTTTATCTGCAATTTGGGGTAGGTTCTTATAAATGGCATTAACGGTTACTAATAATATGACAGAAACCTTCAATATGGAAGGCATTTCTGATAATGGTGGTACATGGGTAGCCCTTGGTTCAGCAGCTTCTTTAACAGCACAGATAGATATTGTTAGAGTAGGATCTGGATCTATATCATGCAGATTAGACGGTGGTGCTACTGGTGCTAGAGGTGGAATGGAAATAACTAGAAGTACACCAATAGATTTTGATAATACAGGTACCCCTGCTGGTATGATCATTTTCTGGGCTAATACTTCTTCTGTACTTAACAACACTGCAACTACAGGTGGAATAACATTAAGAGTAGGATCTGATGCAAGTAATTGGGTGGAATGGCAAGTGGCAACTGGTGATGGTAGTAACGGTCAAGTATATGCAGGTGGATGGCAACCTTATACTGTAGATGTTAGTGTCACACCTGATAGCACTTCAGGAACAATAGATTGGACAGCTGTTGATTATTTTGCAATTCAATTTGATGTTATAACAGATATTATGGGTAACATTCAAACTATATTTATAGATGAAATGAATCACTTAGATGCAACATCTATAACAAATGGAACTTCTATGATTAATGTAGATGGAACTGTAACAACAAGTGGTGCTTTATTTTCAGAAATATATGCAGATGTAACTGCATTTGATTTAGGTGTAATTTCTAATTTAGGTGGTGCATATCAAATGAACGGATCACTTACACTTGGAAGTGCTGCTGGAACCGCAACTTTAACATCACAAAACGAAGCTGTTATTTTTCCTAATCATAGAGTGAATGATGGTGGATTTTTTATTAATGCTCCCGGAAATGCAAGTGGTACACAAACAATAAGATGGGGTGCAGAATCAGGTACACCGCCAAACTCAGTAGGATCACAAGGGGGTATTTTAAAATCAGATGGTGCTGGATTTGATTTTATAGCAGATAATACAAACGCCATTGTAGAATTATTTGGTATGACTATTGATACTGCTAGAGATATAACATGGACACAAACAAATGCTAAATCTGTAAGTGTTACATTAGTAAACTGTAGATCTCTTATAAGAGGATCTGGATCAGAATGGAGAGATGGTATCATTACAAACAGTACAGCTCCAAGTGGTACAGGTGCGGTTATACATAATGATAACCCAACTGATCCTGAATTTAGAGATATGATTATACAGAACTGTGTTCATGCTATGGAATGGGAAACTGATGGTGCTAATACATTAGATTTGAGAAACATTAAATTTATTAACAATACAGCAGATTTACGTTATAATCATACCACTGGTTTATTAACCGTTAATGTCCTTGATGGATCAGACTCACCAACTACAAGTGATGGTGGATTTGGCGGTACTATCACTATAGTTTCATCTCAACCACTTCAGGTTACGGTAGTTGAGGCGGAAGATTTTATTACGCCTGTGGTGGGTGCTAGAGTTGGCATACATAGGCAAGACAATAATGCTGAAATACTAAACACCGTTACAAATGGTTCAGGAATAGCAAGTGGAACAACCTCTTTTACTGGTGCTGTATTTATAAGAGTAAGAGATGAAGATGAAATAAATGTCAAAATTCCAGCCATAGTTGCATCAAGTACAGGTTTAACTCAGACTGTTGCATTAACAGATGATAATATTTATACACCAACATAAGTTTATAAACTAGTTATAATCATATAAAATATGAACGGTGAAGAGAACATTCCTCTAGTTTTTAGTTCAGAATTAGCATTAAAACGATCAATTAGAAAAAAATATCCACTAAGAAACTTTTCACAAGAAAGAAAACAAGAAATCTGGGATGCAACATTTGAAGATAATAAAAAATACATAGGAATGTCAAAAGATGATATGGAAAATTATATGGATAACATTTATAAAAAACACATGGAAAAAGACACAGATAATATTTAAATACTAATAACACAAAGGTTTTTATATGCCTATTAGTTCAGATACAACTATAGATTTTACTAATAAGATTATTAGTGTTACAGGCACAACTGTATATGACGTATCTGTATTATATTCATATTCTAAAGAACAATTTAAATTATCAGCAAACATTGATGATGACTTTGCATGGACAGCAAATACTCCTACTAATTTTACACTAAAAAATGGGTGGTATTTAAGAACAGATTCAATTAGAAGATTAAAAAATGGCTCTATTACTGCTAATTATGGAACAAATGAAATTGAAAAAATCACACTTCAAACAGCAGGTTATACTAACGTTATTGAATCAGATATAGGAAAAACAGTCACAGATGATGCCGTTGGTATTGGTCAATTAGTAGATTTTGACAATACAAGAAAAGTATGGTGGGTTAGAACTAACGGCACTGTAACTTCTGTCGCAGCTGCTTCAACTATGGCTATTACTACTGGTACAGGTGCAGGTACTTCAGATGCAAGTAATGCCTCAGTAGATGATACACAAGATCTTTGGACTAACATTAACACAATCGGTGATTTAAGCTCAACTGGTCAACAACCACTCATGTATGTATATACAAGTGACTTAACAACTGGTGATTTTGGCGGTAATGCTAGACGTAATGAAGGATGGAATGATGATCCAGATCCAACTTTACTTAACTCAGACAGAGGTGCATTAGACGTATTAATTAGAATTAAAGATTCCGGAACCACATTAGGTAATCCAGTAGGTGAAATTAGAGTTTACGGTCGTCAAGGACTTTTCAAATTCGCAGATTTCGCTATTGATATTTCAGCAGGTGGTAGAATTTCTGTACCAATCGCACAATCAAACGATACTGAAGATACTATTGGTGAAGTATGGTTAGCCATTGATGGTAGAAATACAACAGATCCAATCGCAGGTGAAGAAATGACTTGGGGAACAGCAGATTCAGCAGAAGTAGTTTCATTTATTGAAGGTGCAAACTCTACAAATGGAGTAGTTCAGTTAAGAGGATTAACATCTTATCCTACAAACGACACTGCCGTTACTTTTAGTGGGGGTGGAACTGGAACAACTAGAGGAACAGTTGGTGGACAATTAATCACTATTGATGCAGAAACATCACAAGCAGATGAAGTAGATTATGGTAATATACTCACAGGTGGTACTTCAGGTGCAAAAGCATATCTAGTAGGACATTTAACATTAACTGAAACAGGTACAGGTCAAGCCTATTTAATTTGTGAATCAAATCATGATCTAAAAGCAGATTCTACTTATTATACCGATTTTTCAGATAACGATAATATCACAGGTACAGGTGTAGATGTTACAGCAGATTTTGTAACTACTTCTTATAGTAGATTAGCATTTGACTTAGATGATATTCAAATTAAACTAGCGGCATTTGATCTTACAGTAGGTTCTAGTACCTCATTCGCAATCGGTGATAACATTACTCAGCAAACTTCAGGTGCAAAAGGAACTATATTAGAGATTCCAGATGGAACATCTATAATTGTATCTTTAAATAACACCACAGCATTTGATCCTACTAACTCTATTGATGATGATGATTCAGCAGATACAACTACAGTTTCAGCATCAACAAGAGTGTCAACTTTACAATATACACTTCCATTACAATCAGCAAAAAGTTATTATGGTCTTATAAACTGTAATAACAGAACAGCAACAGAAGTATTTCATTATATAAAATATTTCCAACAAGCTAGAGCTACAGCTGGAAACACAGATCCAAATTCTAGAAACTCTGATCCTGATCAAGATAGAGAACTTAATATGATGAAACAAGAATTAGGTGCAGGTACTTTAATTCTACAAGCAATACAAGGTGAAGAATTTTTTAGAGCATTTACTGATGAAGATACCCCTGCAAACAATCCAACAGATCAATCAGCAGATTCTCGTATTGCCGTAAAACCGGGAGCTGCTATTACAACAGGTCAAGGCTGGGCTTTAATTAATATAGCAAGCGGAGATGCTAACAATTATACTTTAACTGCAACAGATGGATCTAAAAATGCACCATTTGCAAGTATATCTGTATCACTAACTAACTTAATATCAGGTGATCACGTTGAAGTGGTATTAGATGATGGTACTGGTCAAGAAGATAAATCTCAATTTACATTAGGTGCTGGAAATACAGCAGGTAACACTTCCATTATATTTAATGCCTCATTACCAAATGATACACCTACTGGAAGTGGAGATAATATTGTAGTTAAGTTAGTTGATATTACTAGTACATCTCCTGAAAACAAAGAATTAAGATATAGAGGAACATCTTATACAGGTACAACTGTAACACTTGCAACAGGTGATACTGGAACAGCAACTTCAGCTGGAACTTCAATTCAACTTAATGATACAGGTATTCATTTAGGCACTTTAGAAGTTGGAGATGTTATAAGAAATACAACAGATGGATCATACGCATGGATTAAAGAAATTGATACCGATCTTGTTATAACTACAACATTAGAAGGTGGAACAGATAATACATGGGAAGCAGGTGATACTTGGGATTCCAATGTATTAGCAATATCATATGCTTCGGGATCAGATACAGGTTATATACCATATATTGATAGGGTGGCAAATGCAACTTCAGAATCAGAAGTATTAACATTCGTATCAAATAGAAATGTGGTTATTAGAGTAAGAAACACATCTATTGTAGATTTTGACACTACAGGTACAATAACAAGTGCAGGTATATCTGTCGGTGCGGTTAGACAGGCAGATAGTATATATTCACCGACATAGATATTTTTATATAAGCTATTTATATCTTTATCATGGCAAAAGGTATCATACGTCTTGATGAACCACAAAAGCGTATTTATCTAGGTGTTTCACCGGGAACTGAAACTGAATATTCAATACAGGAATTAGGTTCTTACATTAAGGAAGAATTACAATATTCACCTCATATAGACTTAAATGCAGTTTTTAAATGGTCAGGATTTGATCTATTACCATTGGGAGATAGAACTGGTGTTGTTATGATCATGCAAGATGGATGGACTATATGGGTAGAAGATCAAGGATCGCAACATAAAGTTAGATTTTCAAAAGGTGTTTTAGCTGCAACAAGTGGATTTCCGTTAGGGACACCTGTTAATGTAACATGGTTACTTGCAGAATCTACAGTATCATCATTAGCAAATGCTCAAACACTTGAAAACTTGGATTATAAAGTTGAATTTCAGAATGAATCAACAGCTATTGGTACTACATATTACTGGAATCCATTTTCGGGAAATAATGCAAATAACGGAAAATCAAAAGAAAACGCTGTTAAAACTTTTACAAAAGCACATGATTTATGTACAAATGGTGGAGATGATCTTATTGTATTAGCTACTCCTGATGTTGTTGGTACTTACACCGTTACTGAAAGTTTACTTATTTCTAAAAATAATATTCATTTAAGATCTACTGGTAGAAATATGATTTTATCTCCGACAGATAATACAAAACCAACAATAGAAATCACTGGTTCAAACTGTGAATTAAATAATATGCAAATACAAGGTGCAGGTTCAGGTACAAATGATAACGTATTAGTTACTGGAGATAGAACTTATCTTGCAAATCTAACAGTTATTGCTTTTACAGATAATGGGATTAAATTAAGTAATAATAACTCAAATAAAATTTTCAACTGTAAAATAGGTGTAGGAACAAATGATGGTATTCTAATGAACGATTCATTCTTTAATGAAATTGAAAAATGTGCAATCGTTGATTGTGGAAATAATGGTATAGAACTTACAGCTACCTCTTTATCTGCTTCTGATAAGAACATTTTAAGAAATTGTATCATTCACTCAAATGCTGGTTATCAAATTAAAGTTGGAACACTGGTAAACGAGTTCATGATTCACAATGATAACAACATTAGAGAAAATGGACTTGGTAGATTGCTTGATAATGGTACAAATACAATAGATGCAGAACTTAACATCAAGCAAGATATTTTGAACGTTGCACAATCCGTAGAAACCTTGAGTGAAAACGGTGGTGCAGGTAATGTGTATTACTGGGATCCACTTTATGGTAATGATTTAAATGATGGTTTAACGGAATTAACACCAAGATTTACATTTCAGAGTATTCATGATAATCTTATAATTGCTGGTAATGATGATATTGTTTATCTTAGAATTCCAGATCCAAACGTAACTCACGTTTCAATGACAGAAAATGTAGTAATTAGTAAAAACTCGGTTCATCTTAGAGGTCTTGGATCGCATACAAAGTTTAGACCAACAACAGGTGTAGCAATTACTGTTTCAGCACACCATTGTGAAATATCTGATTTTGAAATAGATCATAGAGATATAGTTGGTACATTCAATGGAATAGAACACAATAGTGGTGGTGATCTCATGTTAAAGCGTCTTATCTTTACAAATGTAACAGGAGCAGGTTTTAGAAGTAATGGAAGAAACTACAATGAGCTTTATTCTTGCTTTTTCGAAGGCTGTGCAACAGGAATCCAAGTGGACAATTCAGATGATTTGTTAATCAAAGATACAAAAATCAATAAAAGTATTGGTGATGGTATAGATATAACTTCAACTGGTGTAGGTGCTTGTGATAACATTCACATTGAAAACTGTATTATAACTCACAATGGTGGATATGGAGTAGATGTAGGAACTGATGTATCTAGGGTTGTAATTGATGATGGTTGTGTAATTGCTCAAAATACTCTAGGAAGGGTAAGAGATCAAGGTGACTTTACAGTTGATGCTGAAATATCATTAAGAGCTAAAGAAATACAAGAATTAATGTTTAATGAACAAGAATGGGTTAGTCCGGGATTATTAAAAATATATGATAAAAACGGTAAAACTGGTGGTACAACATTATTTGAGTTTGAAACTAGAGATTCTTCAGGTACACAAACGTTTGATATAACAAAAGTAAGACAGTATATTAGGACAAAGTAAAATGCCATTTAATATAATTCCTAACGTAAGTGGATTATTTACTTTCTTTAAAAAATACGGTATTGGCACTGTAGAAGAAATACTTGATATTATAAATGGATTTCTTACAACAACTCCCGGAGTTTATAACCCTGTATTTTCTCAACCAAAATCAAAATGGAAAAATGTAAAAATAAAACCTTATGAAGAAAAGGAATTTGATTTTGATATAAATGTAGGATTAAATATAATATGTAATAAAAAAACAAATAAAAAATTCTCTATATTAGTGTTAAATAAATTTGATTATGTTAATAAAGATGACATTAATGTTATAAGTGAAATTAAACAAAACGATAATAATAAATTATCAATTAATTATAATATAAATGATGAAAAAATAGAAAATTTAAATGTTTTATCAAGTATTAAAAACATTATTTCAAATACATTAAATTTAAAAACAATAGTTTCTGAGCATAATTATACCCCGATAACCGTCAAAACTTGGGTAAAGTTAGAAGAGCAAAATAGAGTCGGGGTAGTATTATTATCTGAAATTAGAGACAGATTAAGAGTTTATAAGCGTTATAATGATGATGATATAGCTGTGATAAGTGACTTAGAAATCTTAAATATAATAAAGGAGATCGAAATAATAAATGGTATCAAATAGTGAATTACTTGAAATGGTGTTAATTTTTATTAATCAAAATAGATATGCAACAGCATATGATATTGTTAGACATTTTAGTTCAATGGGTATAGCAGATGAAAGAGTATTATTCATATTAAAGGAGATACATGGAATATGAGTATATTTTCAGGATTTATTGAGGGACTAAAAAAATCATTTACTTTTAGTAAAGATTTTCTTAGAAACATTAATCATTGTGAAATTTGCCATGAACCCTCATATGCTTATATATGTCAACTGTGTGAGATGAAAAAGAGATACGAAGAATGGGAGAAAAAAAATGAGCGAAAGTAAGAGATTTGGATGGGTTAAAGATGGACTTGATCAAAAAGATAGAATACAAATAAATGATTTAAAAGAACGTGCTGGTAAAGAAAATATACATACTAAAAAACTTCGTGAGGCTGTACAATCAGATGAATTTACAAAAATCAATACTTATTCTGAAGGCTATTGTTACGGCTGTAGTAAAGTAGATCAAGTGTTAAGTACATTAGTGTATATGTGTGCAGAATGTATGGAAAAAAGAGGACATGAGGGACTTTTGTGTATAAATGTTAGAAAACATAATTGGGAGCTTTGTGATAAATGTGAAACTTGGAAATTTGATGAATGTTGGCAAATCAATGCATCATTTTGTACAACCTGTATGCACAGAATTTCACTTATTCATAGTAATTATAGAAAGGCAGGCGGTAGATTACATACTGCACCTGATGATCGTAAACGCAGAAAAGTATTTGGTAAAGATATGAACGCTATACTAGGTAATGGTTTTTCTAGGGATCAAACACACGATCAACGTTTCGCTGGGCGATAAGTTTCTCTTTTTCCTTTATTTCTATTTCTAATTTCGCTATTTTTGTTAATTGTTCAGCCCTGCTAGGTTCATCATCAATATCTTCCCATGTGAATTTTATTTTTTGGGGATTATAATCAAGTATAAAACTAACTGTGTTTTGACCAAAATCATATAACCATTCTCCTAATATACTCATTTTTTTCTTTGGTATTATACTTCCTAAATACACGCATTTTTTAGCAAACATTGGTTTTCTTAAAAACCCACCACCTATCTCTATTCTTTTTTCTTTTGGATTATAATAGAGATTACTTCTGTTGACATTATAAGGTTCACCATCAAAACTTGGTTTATTTGTTTTACCAATTCCCGGATGTATATGAACATATCTTTTATTGATATTTATATTATCAACTATATGATTCATATCAGTATAAAACCAAAATGAATGGTTTTTTTGTATCTCTATTTTATTTATATTTAATCTATTATTAACCGTATGCGTAAATGGGTTTCTTTTATTAAATGTGTATATATTATCATATACATAAAAATCCATACATGAATAGAGCCAAACTTTTATATAATCGTTTCTTTTTATCAATTTAATGGCTACGTTTGAGAAAAACAATTTGGCTTTATTAATAGTCGGTATGTCAATGATAGCAATTATTGCTTTCGTTAGTTGGGGTGCCATTAAAGGACTATTATATGATCCAGAAGTACAAATGACACAAGGACAATTTGAGACTATCTTTAGTTTTGTCTTTGGTATCTTGGTAGGTTCAGGATTAACTTATCTAGGAATACGAGCTGGTCAGGCAAATGGTTCTACGGTCGCACAATCATAGACCAACCTTAATATTTTTATATGATTAAATATTGGTTTATATATGACTGATTATGTTACATTTTCAGAATTTATAACAAAAGGAATAGAAGTAGAAAAAAATGAAAATGGTAAAAGAATATTTAAAGGACATATAACAGCAGAAGTTATTGATAGACAAAATGAGTTTATTTTTGTCAAAGAAGTATTAGACATTATGAAAACATTTATGGAAGTAAATCCAGTTATTTCAGATTTTCATTCAAATAGAATGGTGGGAAGAGTTTTAGATTATGAACAATCTGAATATCAAGGAGTACCCACCGTATTGATTACAGGAGAGGTTTATAAAAAAGACGGTGTAACATTATATGATAAAGTATGGGAAAAAGTAGTAAAAGGTGAATATGCAGGGTTATCAATGGGTGGTGCTAGTAAAGAAAGAGAGCCTATTATAAAAAATGGAAAAACAGCATTAGAATTAAGAAAACTAGAATTATATGAAATTGCATTATGTACTACACCTGCAAATCCATTTGCGGTAATAGAATCAGTTAATACATTTGCTAAAGCAGTGGGATTAGATCAGGAAATGATACAAGAAGAAAATGGTAGAGAGTTTATAAAATGTCATACTTTACAATGTTGTTTTGAAAAAGGAACTAATAGGGAAGTCGATGTAGATATTGACAACAACGATGAAGATTTAGAACAATTTGATAAACCTGAAGATGAATTAGAAAAAGGAGAAACACTGGTAGGAAGAGCGGCAGTTACGAGATCTGAGGCAGTAGGAATGGCAACTACTAGTCCAAAACAGATTAATGACCAATTAAAAGAAATACCTCATATAAAAAACCCATTAAAAAAATATGATGAAAAACAATTAGAAATGGGAATTAAAGTAGAAATGGAACACACAAATGATCCTACAGTTGCAGAACAAATAGCTAGAGATCATTTACAAGAAGTTCCGGATTACTATACAAGATTAAAAGAATATGTTGAAACTAAAAAAGATCATATTCCGGGAATGGCTGAAGAAAAAGAAGAAGAAGCTAGAAAGAAAAATGAAGTTAAGAAAGATGATCTATTACCACCAGTAAATGCTCTTATAAAATTATACGGTGCTGATGAAATCAGAAAAGCACTACAACAACATGATACAGTTTTATATTTAAAAAATCTTTATAAGAAATATGATTTATAAATAATATCAATTTATAAATTAATATTTATATACTATAAAATTTAGGTTTATATTAACAACATGACTACAGAAGAATCTACAAAAGAAATTTCTGAAGTACGAAAATCAGATGAGACTGAAACTTCAGTTACATCAATTTTAGCACAATTAGTTAAAGCACAAGAAGCAAGAATTGATTCTTTCGAGAAAAAATTCGAACACCTTGCAACTTTAATTAAAGAAAGAAATGCTAATCCAGTCGATCAAGGTATTGAGGCTGAATCAAAGCCAAAAACCGAAGATGCAGACGATGTTGGTCAACCAGTCGTTGCAGGCAACGAAGTTGCACCAAAACCTTCTGAGGCACAAGCTTCTATCATCGCACCAGCTGTTGCAGAATCCAAAACAGATGATCTGAAATTGGAGAATAAAGCAGATGATGACAAAGATGAAAAGAAAGATGATGACGAAGAAGTAGAAAAAATGGATGAGAAAGAGATGAAAGACGAGAAAAAAGAAGAAGTAAAGAAATCTGATTCCGTATATGAAATCGTAGAGACTATTAGACCTGTCCAAAAATCCACAGGCTTAGAACAAACATATCCTACTGGATACCAAGTTCTTAAAGCAGTAATCGGTGGATTTGGCGGTAAAACTTCAAGTGCAGAGGCAGCATTAGTAGAAATGCACAATAGATTCGAGAAAGGAGAGTTCGGTTTAGGGCTTCCTTCAGGAGTGTATTGAAATGGCTAACTACTTAGGACTCCGTACTATCGATGAGCTGGTAAACTATACCTATAATAGAACCCCAGACGAGATTATGAAGGCAGGTTTCACCACAGCAGATCCGGGTGTTGGTGGTAACTATAACCCACTATTCGGTGCTATGGCATGGGCTAACTTCAACCTAGAAGCAAACGTATTCGCAGCTTTGCCAAAATATGTTTGGGACTTTTCAGGTTGGCGTATCTTCTCAACAAAGGCAGTAAAACCAGCCTCAGTCAATGATGCTATTGATGAAGATGGTGGTACAGTTGAAGGTGGAGCAATCCAAGCAACTCAAAAACCAACAGTTGAAGAAGTTACTTGTAAGCCAAAGACTCTACAGTATGTATTTGAGGCTTCTGAGCTTTTGGAACAATTAGTTGACAACTCTAGAGATGACAACTATGGTTCACTTGCACAACAGCGTGTTTATGCAGTAGATCAATTCAAGGAAAGAGTTAACCAAATGTTAATGTACATCCCTGAAGATGTTGCACAAACAGATGCTAACAAGCAATTAAACCTAGAAACCATTGATAGAATCGTTTCTTCATTAGGTGAATATACCTATGAAAATCCAACAACCGTTACCGATCTCTATGATCCATGGAGAGCAGCAAACGGAAATGGAATTGATAGAACGACATCAACTTACGACTCCACTGTAAAATCTCCTAGTGGTACTTTAGGTACAGCAGATGTATTAACTGATGCAGTACTAAGAGAAACCCTTGCAGATGTTAGAATTGCAGCTGGAAAAGAGCCAACTGTTATGATTGGTGGTCAGAATACTTATTCTGAAGTTCAATCAATCTACATGAACGCTTACCGTATCCAAAATACAGCAGACCTTAGAACAGAATTTAGTGTTGGTGTAAACGGTGTTGATACCTTTACTGGCACAGGTGCGGGACTTCATATATCCACAGTATATGGACTTCCATTTATCCCATCAAAGGATACAGCACAAAGTACAGAAGGATCAGTAGATAACTTGTATATCTTAAACACCAGTGCAGACAAAAACGCTCCAAATAAACCATTATTGGGTATTCAAGTACTCAAACCAATCGTTTATTATGAAGCTGGAAAGAGACAACAAGGTTATCCTTTCATTAACGAAGCTTTCACAGACAGAGCTTTGTACAATATGTTAGCAGAAACCACTTGTCGCAACTTTAAAGCACAAGCCAAGATTAGAGACATCGCTTCAGGAATCTAGATATAAAAAAACCCCTTTTTTTATTTTTTTTTACATTAATAATACTTATATACCTCAATTTTTAGTATTATAATAATGGCAATTACCATCACAGAAAATACCACATTCAAACACCTAAATGCAGACAGATCATATGTCGTAAAGCCGGGTGGAATTGGTAGAGAAAAAGAAGTGATTGTTGATGTAGCCATCACTGCAACAACTACCTACTCAACTGGTGGTATTACTGTTGATTTTTCAGGTGTAGGTGCAACCATGAAACAAGTATATGTATGTGAAATCATACAAGGTCATGGTGGTTTCTTATGCGAATTTGTACCAGCAGCAGGCAACGATTCTGCAACTGGTAAAATAAAATTCTATGGTATTGATGAAGCAGCTGGTGGTGGATCTATCACAGCACTAGATGAGATCGCAGATACTTCAGCACTCATTCAAGGTCTAACATTGACCTGTAGAATCCGTGGAATTTAAGTATAAAAATACTTAAATACTTTTATTTTTCTTATAAATATATGTCAGGTCGTAATGCTCATAAAACTGCTGGTGCAGCAGGTGAAGTAGTTGGTAGATCAGGTAAACTTAGACATATTAATATTAAGACAACTGGGGACAGAGTATTAGAATTTAGAGAAGTAAATGCATCGGGTAACATCATATATGAAATGGATACAGCATTAATATATCAAATTCATCAAGACCTAGATTTAGGATTTAAAGATGCTTTATATGTAACTGTAGCAAGTGGAACTACAGGCGAAGTCAACGTCATATATGAATAGTAAATTTAAATAGAATAAGTTTTTATACAAGTTATGCCACGATCAGCATATTATTGTCAGGTTAAGGATGTAGCAGATTGGCTCAGAATTACAATAAATGCCAATTCTGATCCTAGTGCTTCCATTGTAGAGGATTATATAATGTCTAACGAAGATAGAATTGATCGTTTAACAGGACATACATGGTTAGTAGATAAAAAAGTAACACAAGAATTTTCAGTTAATCAATTATATGATTGGGGTAGAGGCATGCCATTATTCCCAAGAAAAAGAAATTTAAAACCTTTTGATCCAACAAAAGGAGATAAATTTGAAGTTTGGGATGGTGCATATTGGTCAGATCAAACACCTCAATCACAAGACAATAACTCAATAGTTTATTTTCAAGAAATTAAAGGAATGGTTTATCTTAGAGGATATTTGTTTACACCATTAAGAACAAATAGATTCAGAGTTACTTATAGATATGGGGGAGATAATGAAGTCAATCCAGCAGAAGAAGATACAGTTCCTAGAGATATTCAAAAAGCCTGTAAATTAATGACTTGTATAGATATACTTAGCACTGATTTTCAAATGTCACAAATTGCATATGGTGGAGAGGGAAATATTGACAAACAAAAAGTTATGGATAGATGGCAAGAAGAAATTGATAATATAATTTGGAGTAGAAGTGAAATAACCTTCGTATGGTAGAATGTCAGCAATTACATCAACTCAACCAATACAAGATGATTATTTAGATCCTCAAAATAAAATAGAAATGAAAAAAATGAAAGATCATATGAGAAAAAGAATAATACATCATATGAAAAATACATTAGGTACAGAAGATATTAATTTCACAGGAAAACTCACGGATTCTATTCATATGGTCACAGAAAACAATGTAAGTATGATCGTAGTTGATTCTCCATATGGTTATATAATTGAGTATGGTATGGCTCCGGGAAATAAAGTTAATTTTGATGCACTAAAATATTGGGTTAGTAAAAAACTAGGAATACCTGATGAAAATTTAATGGATGTAACTTATAAAATTTATAACAAAATATTAAACAAAGGTTTGAAACCAAAATGGTTTATAAAAAAGGCATTAAAGAAATTCATAGGACAAAGCAGTGTTGCAACAGTAAGAGCTCCTAGAAAACCACAAGGAAGTAAATTTGCAAGAAAGTTTAAAAAAGCCATGAAAAAATTAAACAGAAAACTTACAAAAGCAATAAAAACAATAAGTAGTACAACCAAAAAAGGAAACAAAAATCTTAATAAAGTAAATAGATATTATAAAAAGATGAGGCGTTATAAGTGAGTACTAGAACAGATGGAATGGGTGGACTCCCATTTGCAAACGACTTGGTAAAACATCTTGGTGATAATTGGACTTCCAACGGTGGTAAGAAACCAAACTTTACTACACAGTGGAAAGTTAAAGCTCTAGGTGTAGGAACAAAAGGATATGATGAAGTAATTATAAGCCTAGACTCTGAAAACCCAAAAATCTTTAGCATGATTTCAGGAATAGGTGCTGATGGAAAATGGAACTATGATTGGCTACATGAAATTTCAGTAACTATAGACATATATTCTAGTGTAAGTGAGGCTAGGGTTCTTCAGTTGGTTGACGAATGTGTAAGGATATTAAAAAACAATGTAGTTACAACCATAAATGGAAGAGAATATATTCAAATGTTACCTAGTAATATAACATCTTTAAATGAAGAATTTAGAAACATTTATAGGTACACCATAGATGTTGATACTCTGAGATATAACCCATAAAGAATATTTAAATAATATGCTTATAAGGTTTATAATATGACTAAATCTGCATCCAGTATATATGTAGAATATGCTTATGAACCAAATTTTAAAGCTGGTGCAGCTGGTAGTTTCCCTATGTTATTTGGAAAAGAACAAAAAGCAAATGGTTTGGAATTTAAAAACAATCAAATGCCTTTAGGACAATTATACTCACCTGAAATTACTTGTTATGCTTATGGAAAAAGTGAAGGAAAATTATCTATGGAGTTTGTATTGGCAAATCCATGGTTTTTTGAATCAATTTTATATTCAGGTGTTTCAGCAGATATTGATGGTGTCGGTGCTGGTTTATTATATTCTCATACATGGGATTCTGATCCAACAGTAAACACAGATATAAGAACCACAAAATCAATGGCATTAAGAATTGGTTATGGAGTAGATACTGATTTCGTTAGATTACCTATCGGTGTTGTATGTCCTACATTATCATTAAAATCAGCATTAGGTGAAACAGTTAAAATTTCACAAGAATTAGTATGGGGTTCAGAAACAGTTAATCAAACATTTGCTAGTCCAACTGCAACAACAATGCCGGGAGAGATTGGTTATACATTTGTTCATGCCTCAATTACATCACCATTAACAGGATCAACACTCGCAACAGTTCAAGACTTTGAATTAAACATGAACAGTCAATCAGAATTGGTTTATGAGTTAGGAACTGCTGATGCAGCAGATGCTTATAGAAAAATTTTAGAGTTGACTGGTAAGGTTACAGTTACAGTTAAAGATTCAACATTTTTAGAAGAAGTATATGCAAGGGCAGAATCAGCAAATGATATGGTTATAACAATTTCAAATGGTGTTGCAGGTGATGGAGAAAGAAGTGTTACAATTACATTATCAGGTGTAAGTTTTTCAGCTCATAACAACACAGGTTTAAGTCCCGGAGAATTAGTATTGGAAAACATGGACTTCCAAGCAAGAAGTATTAATGTTGTTGCAAAGAACGAAGTAACAGCAATACCTTAGAAAGACTTATATATTCTTATATTATACAATCTATATGTCAGTTAACAACATAAACGTACACTCTTTTCAATGTAAAATTAATGGAAATGATACAACATTAAAAATTAAAACTGATTTATCTTGGGGAGAAACTCAGGATCTTTTAACACGATCAGTAAAAGTTTTAGATAATGGTCAAAAAGATTTTTTGTTTAGTAACTTCTGTGATTTCTTATTACAGAAAACAATATTAGAAGGACTACCATTCCCAGCTACTAACATGGTAAAAATGAAAGAACTACCAATGAGTGAAGTTAGTGTTATCTTAGGAGAGATATTGAAAATTATCCCTTTAGAGAGTTATTTCAGCAATCTGGGAATGGAAGGACTTATGTCCCAAGAGACAACATAAGTGGTCAAGTTTACGCTTATTGTGCATTATTATATGGCTGGGATAAATATCAAGTAGATAAACTACCTGCAACTTATATAATGGATACAATATTTATAAGTATGGGAATGATCAAAGATGTTATTGGCGGTGTTAAATTTTGAGTAGTAATGCATATACATTAAAAATAGCAATAGATGATAGTAAAATCAAAGAAATAGAAAAAAGATTGAAAAATATAGTTGGCGGTGGAACTGTTGGTCAAAGTGCTCTCGCAGGTGTTACTGGTGGTGGAAGGGGAGATATAGCAAAAAATCTTGGTAAATTAGGAATGATCGCTGGTGGTGTACTAGCAATAGTCACCTTTGTAAGTAAGATAGCATCTATGACTGTAGATGCTTCACCTATATTACAAAGTGTTTTAAAACTAATGAATGTCGGTGTTATGTTTTTGTTAAGACCTATTGGGGACTTTTTTGGATTTTTCCTTAGACCAATTATGATTTGGTTTATAAGAACAATAGCTTTACCATTTTATCGTTTAGCTGCACCTATAATGCGACAGTTAGGTGTATGGTTAGGTCTTGAAGCTACGAAAAACTTACAAAGTAATTGGGAAGGATTGACAGCAATAGTTACAGGTGACTTTCAAAAAGCATATGATATGGCTGCTACACAAATAAGCTCAGATTATGAAAAAGCCTCAAAAGTATTTAATGATATAGCACTATCAGCAGATGAATGGTTATCAACATTTGAATTACCAGCTTCAACACTTTTAAGTGATAAAATTACTGACTTTGTAAACTTATTTTCTTTACCTCGATTTGATTTAGATCTAGGTGATAAACTTACAGAATTTATAGATAATTTGACTTTACCTGATTGGACAACTGATTTGTATATAAAAATGACAACATGGGTAATGAATTTACCTTTACCTAAATGGAGTGATCTTACAAATAAAATAGCTTGGTTTAAAGCTTCATTAAGATTACCATCATTTACAGATATAAATAATGCCTTTAACGCATTAAAAACAGAAATTTCAACTGTAATTGATACTATAAGAGACTTTTTCTTAGGTATTTGGGAATTCTTTACTGGTGGTAATAAAGATGACAATAGAGGTAACACTACAAATAATAATACAGTATATGCAACATTTGATAATGCTGGAAAATACTTTTCAGATAGAATCAATGATGCGGGAGCATTTTTCAACGACTTGTTTTCAGGATACAATCAAGGAAGTAATGGATAATGGTTCAGATTAAATTAATCAAAACATATTTTGATGCTAGTGCAACTGAATTAAGAGAGACTTTTCTATTTCCAAACTTTACAAGATTATCTTATAGTATTAACACCCCTGTAACACCAGCACCTTTACCTGAAGAAAGATCAGATGAAAACGTTCTTATAAAAATGGAAGGAAATTCATCTCAAATCACAATTTCATGGAAATTAAAAGATGAATCAAGTAATAGATTTTTAGATAACTCTCAAACAGAAAGATCTAATACAGCAACAGTGCATGGACAATTAGTGCATTTTAAAGATTTTTTTGTTAATAAATCCATTGATGATTCATATGCTTTACAAATTGATTATCCGGGAAATACCATTATATGGTATGGATCAATAACAAAAATGATGTTTAATACAGATGGTGCAGAAACACTTACTTTTAATGCAAGTATTGAGTTCATAGAAGGAAGAGTTTTCACTGTATATGAAATTGATGCACCTACAAGACCATTAAACTTCACAGTAACAAAGAATACAACTACTTCCTTTGATGCTTCATGGACTACACCATTTGATTCTGGATCTTCTACAATTAATGATTATGTCGTATATTATAGATTACCAAGTTCAGGTGCATGGTCAACATCTGTTACAACTTCCTCACCAATAACAGTTGGAAGTTTAAGTTCAGGTCAAAAATATTTAGTTATGGTTAGAGCAAGATCTGATGTAGGTGTAGGAGAACCCTCACCATTACTTGAGGTGGATCTAGCATGAGTAAATGTAAAGTAAATGTATATGATGGAATAAAAAATAGAAGATATACTCCATCTCAATTTAAAATGAATTATTTTGGAACAAAAAAACCTGATACCTTATCTGTAAAATTACCAGCAAATAATAGAATCAGAAAAGGAGATATGGTTTGTCTTATACATGATATTGCAGATGTAGATTATATAAAAGCAGTATATAATTTTAATCTATCATGTAAAGATGAAAGTTGTTTTGACAATGATCCAACAGTAGATCCAGATGAAACTAGATTTATTGAACAAAGTGGTAGTAGTGCTCAATTTAGAGGTCGCCCTATTCTTCATTTTCCAACAGGTTCATCTAATCCTATATTATATAATAATCCTGATATAGATTTATCGAAACAATTTGATATAATTATAAGATTTGCACCCTTTACTGATCCATTTGTAGGTACAGGTGATATTATAATACTATGGAGTTTTACAGATGGAACAAACGGATTGGAAATAGGTATTACTGGTGATCAAGTATCTGGAAATGATCTAAATGCTAGAGCATATGTTAGAATACATGATGGAGTAGGAACACAAACCATTGTTGGTAATAATGAACCAGTTTTTCCTAGACAGTTTTTTCAATCACCAATGATGATCCGTGTATTTAGAAAAGCCGATAATGTCATTAGATTACAGGTTATGGGTGTAGATGATGGAGATTATACCACTTCTGCAAGTTTACAACCATCAGGTGGTACAATGAGATTTGGTGACAGTTTTGCTGGTTCTGAACATTTTGAAGGTTATTTCTATCAGGTTAGAGTATATTGTGGCGGGCATTTAAGTGAGGAAGATGCAGAAAGAATTAGAATGTCAAAACAACAACTTGCAACTTTAAAATTTAAAGGAAGAGTATGGAAAATAGATGAAAGACTAACCCACAATATTGCTCATGCACAGAGTATATCAGTACAAGTTTTAAAAAGCAAAATAGGTTCATCTGCTGGAGCTTCACCACCTACATCATATCCATTATCAAGTACAGCATTTAAAACAATAGCACAGACTATAGTTGATGAAGCTTCAACAAGTTCTAATATAGATTTTGTAGTTAAAATTTTTCCGGGTGACTCATTTGCAAGAGCGGGGTTACTTGGAAATATACATTTACAAGGAGCAGCCATAGATGTTTTAACCATATTAACAGTATATGCAGGTGTAGTTTTCAATATAACTCCACAAGGAATAGTTATAATAGAAACCGATAATGGTACAAGAGCTAATTATGAATTTGATCAAAATGATGGTAGTTATAGATATGATATACAGACTACAGCCACCACTAATGCAAAAGGAAACAATGAACTTGTTTTTACAGGAAGAGGTGGTACTTATGGATATAGTTATTTGTTTCCTAATGATGGTATAAATAGAACATATAGAAAAAATTTATTTCAATTAGATAACAATGGTGATTTAAACACATATGCAAATATAATAGTACTTAATCTCGCTCTAGTTGTAAATGCAGGGAAAAGATGGGTAGTAAAAGCACCAGCTTATTTACATCATATAAGAACTAATCACGATGTTACTATTAGAAGAGAAGTAGGTAGTACAGCTCAAAGATTAGGTGTAAATGATGAAAGCAAAGATGGAAGAGAGATTATAACTCATATAGAATATAATTATCCAGAAGGAATCACAGTTGTACATATGGGTGAAAACATAATTGATCAATATGATGAGTTTATAAAAACAAGTTCAACACAAGATGGATTAGTTGATACCACTCTTTAATGATTTTCTATATTCAGCCCATTCAACCATATTAGGAACTCTTAGATTTTCTTCAATTTGAGAAAGTAATTTATTAGTAGTTTGTAAACTCTCTGTTATTTTAACAAGTTCTTTTAATATATCTTGAAACATATAAATAGTTGTACAACTACAAATAAATAAATGTTTACTCATGTAAAACATAATATAGAAAGACCTTTTGTTAAAACAGATCATGATGATACAGGGCATTATTATATAACAGATAAAGGTAAAAGATACCCAAGTATTACTACAATGTTTAAATTACTAGATGATGGAGAATGGAAAAAATTTTGGATAGCTTCAGTTGCAAAAAAACATAATTGTACCGAATTAAAAGCAGAAAAAATATGCCATCAGATAAGTGTTGATTCCCTTGATGTGGGAAATGCTCTACATAAATATGCCGAGGTACATTTAAACAATGATAAAATAGTAGAAATACAGACAGATAGAGAATATCCAGTAGATCTTAACAGCTTGTTTGAACCTTTACATAATCATTTAAATGAACATATAGATAATATACATGGAATAGAAATTCCTATTTATTCAGATGAACTAGAGTTAGCGGGAACTAGTGATTGTATAGCAGAATATGATGGTGTATTATCTATAATAGATTTTAAAAACAGTAGGAAAATGAAAACAAAATCAGAATGTGAAAAAAGAAATTACTTTACTCAATTATGTGCATATAGTAAAATGTGGGAATTCTGTACGGGCGAGAAAATAAAACAAGGCGTTATAATTGTTATATCATGGGATGGTAAATTAAAGGCATTTAAAATAAACATAGATGATTATGAAACTGATCTATGGAAAAAATTAATCCTTATAGAACAAAAGCTTTAAATAATATAAATTAGGCATTTATATATGGTTAAATTCATCGAGAAAAAAGATGAAAAAACTGGTGAAAAAGAATTAGTTATAGATAAGCGTAGTTTACCTCATTCTAAACCTAGAAACGTCAAGGCTTTAAAATATGCACGAAATTTACCACCTGAATGTAATCATTGTCCATTTAGACCACAGGAAGAAGGCGGTAATGGAATATGTACAAAATATGAAAAAGATGCTTTATGTGTTATAAGGAGTGATATTGCAAAATTAATAGATGAAAATGGTGGAAGAACATTGGAATTACTGGAAGCTGAATTTCACGATAATTATGAAAAATTAAAGTTTTTTGAACAAATGGAAGATATGTCAGGTGAGTTAAATCCAGAAGTTACGAAACGTATAAACTCATTAAATAATTTGGGTAAAGTTATAGAAGAAGTAAGAACAAGAAGAGAAACTGTAGAAGTAACACAAAGAGAAACACTTACTGATGATCAAAGAACTGAAATAGCAAGAACCATAAAAATGAATAAAGAGGATTTATTTGGAGAATCATTTACCACTGATAGAAAGGATTAAAGATCCCATAGAATACGCACAAGAATTAGTCAAATGTGCAAAATCATGTGGATACTTTGTAAAGATGTTTTTAGGCTGGGAAGTATTTGATTATAACAAAGCTTTTCTTGATTGTAAAGATAGATTCATAGTATATAGAACTGGAAGGCAGGTGGGAAAATCCACAAACGCAGCTTTAAAAGCAATTCATTTTGCGTATTTTGCACCATTATTTGCAAACAACATTGACACCAACGTTGCAAATATAGTTATAGCATCATTGTCAAAAGATCAGGCACATCTCATTCTATCCAAGATTTCAGAGTTCATACATATGAATCATTCATTTAAAATTTTTAGAGAAACAAGAACTGAGATCACAATAGAGTGGTATGATGGTCGAGGGAAAACAAATTTCATTGTAAGACCTATAGGTGATACTGGTGATTCATTGAGAGGTTTTACTGTACATATGGCTATATTAGATGAGGCAGCTTATATTCCTGAAGTCGTATATGATTCATTCTTGCCTTCAACAGTAACCACTAAACCAGTTATACTATTAACAAGTACACCTAAAGGTAAAGCGGGACAGTTTTTTAAATCATGTATGTTATCTCACACAATATATGAACATGGTAAACCTAGAATATTACAAGAAGATAAAGAAAAATACCCATGGACTCAATTTCATGTAACTACTTTTGATAACCCCTATGCTAGAGATGATCCAGCAGTATTAAAACTAATCAAAAGTACCACTGAAGCTGCTGAAAAACAAGAATTATATGGTGAATTTCTTGATGGTGGCAATTCATTAATTCCTTATAATCTACTTCAGGAATCACTTATGAATCTGAAACAACGACCTAAATTTGAATACTATGAATGTGGAGTAGATACAAGTGGAAAAGGTAAAGATGAAACAGTAATCACTATTGCAGGTGTTATAAACAATACTGTTTATCCAGTTGAAATATATACTGAATTAACAACTGAACAACCTGCACTTGCTAGAACCATTAAAAAGTTTAATAGACAATATGGATTTCGCAGATGTTATATAGATGAAACTGGTATGGGGGACACATTAATTGATTTATGTAAAGAAACAGATCCAGAATTAAACATATATGGTGTTAATTTTAAATCAGATAAAACAAATTTATATATAAACCTAGAAAGATTATTTGAAGAACGCCTTATAAACTTGTCATTATTAAATGAATTTCATAAAGATAAACTGGTAGAACAACTATCTTATATGTACTGGGATCATGGCAAATTTAAGGATCAACAACCAAAAGTAAGAAGTGAACACGCAGATGATTATAGTGATAGTTTAGCCCTTGTATGCTTTGGTCAACAAAAGGTAGATTTTATAAGAGAGGTACCTGATCTCTGGGCTACAGATTATGTAGGTAAATATGAAGGCTGGTAACAATAGATATATTTAAATACACATTATATATAGTTTATATATGCCAGCAGATAAGCCTGTAGAAGATTCTGATGCAGAAAAATGGATTACTGTAGGCGGGAAAAAAGTTAAAGTAAATGCAGGGGAAGATGCTGAAGATAGAGTCAGAGAGGCTTTACCTAGTCTTAGAGGTGCAAAACAATCAAATACTAAAGAAGCTCAGAAATCAATTTATAAGAAAAGATTGGATCTTATAAAAACACCCTTTAAAATTAGAGATGAAGTAGTTTTTGCAGAATATAACAAGTCCGGAGTTATATCTGGATTTGATGGAGATAAAGTAAAAATATTATCAGATGGAAGAAATTACCCAATAATTAAAAATGATGTATTTTTAAAAAAAGAATTATTAGGTGAAATTCATTGGGATACAATGACAAACGTGGATAGAGTGGAAATATTAAAATTATCAAATTTACCTACATTTTATAATAAACAAAATTGGAATAATTTAGCAACAGAAATTAGGCAAACAATTTTAAAAAATGTTAGTCCAGCTGGAACAACAACCACGACATCTGGAACACATAATCCAGTTTATAATCCACTAAATGAAGAGAAATCTGTATCTGATAGAATTGATGAAGAAATAAAAAGACAACATGAATCTGAGGGATCTGAGATGGATACAGGAAAAGATGAAAAGAAAGGAAAAGATTAGAAGATGTAAATGCCCTTGCAATAGGGAATTACCAAGTCGTTATAAAGGTAGAGAAAAAATTTTTTATGATTCACCTGTATGTAGAAAAATTTGGCATGGTATGAGCGAAGATGATCAACAAAAAAGATTAAAAGAAATGGAATCAGCTAGTTTTTAGAATAAGTTGGTTTAGGTTGAGCATCAGTAGGATGTGCATTTTCATAGAATCTTAAAACTCTTTCAAAGACAACAGCATCACTTTCATTACCTTTTCGCTTAACATCTTGTTGAGCATATTTTCTCAATCTAGCTTTTTGTGATTTTAATATACTAATAGGTGTAGAAGTCCTATGTTCATTTTGTGGTCTAGCCATATTGTTGTTTAATATATGACATATATAAGTCTTTACTGAAAAAGCTTTTTATATCTGTTCATTTAATATTATTAACATGGGAGATTTCAATTCTTTCAACCAAAAAGCAGGGGATTCCATAAATCTTGCTGAACTAGGTGATAAACCATTTACTATCACCAAAGTTGAATCTTCACCATATGTTAATGGCGAAGAAGAAACTGAGGGAGTAAAAATCACTACAGAAGAAAATTGGGAAAAAGCAGATGGGCAAAAAGTAAATAAGATCCACACTACAAGAAAAGCAATAGTTAGTATGCTTTTAAGTGAAGATTTTCAATCTGCTCTTGCTAAAGGTGAGACATTTAAAGTTAAATGTCCAGCCGAAAAAGTAAAGTCAAAGAGTGGCGGAATGGGTTATTATACCCTTGTAGCTGCTGAGTAGATTTTACATCTATCATTTTTTTTAAACCTTTATATTAGGGATTATATATTCTATAACTATGACTAATGAAGTAATAGTCGAACACATGAAAAGTCTAAAAGCAAGATGGGCTATCCTCAAAGACGAGAAACAGCCAAAAATTGACAGAAGAGATGCTTGTAAGAGTATAATTGAATTGTCAAAAGAAATAAAAAAACTAGATAAAACATTTGAAGAGTTTGATTTTGCCTCTTCCAAATATGCAGAATTTATACCAAAAGGATACATAAGAGAATCAAATGTAAATTGGAAAACTGAATACACAGTAGGGGAAGAAACAGTTGATAAAATCAAACTGGCAGCAAAAATGGTAGAAAATTTTGAAGTACAAGCGGTAGAATTAACAAAACAGAGATTACCCAACGAGCCTGAAGATTCACAGAAATTTGGAATGATCGTATCTGCTTACACAGATAAAATAGAAAGAGCTTACATCTTTCTAAATTCTTAATTTTTTGTAAAGTTTTTATAAGGGTATTTGGAGTATATTGTGTAATGGTTTTTAGTAAAAAAATAACTATTAATTTAGAAAAACAAGATGATATTTTTCATTTTGAACCATTATCAGATATTCATATTGGTCATGTTGGATTTGATGAAGATTTATACACAAGAAGAATAAAATCTATTTCTAAATCAACTGATCGTTATACTATGTTTTTGGGTGATCAAATTGATGCAATTTCAGTATATGATAAACGTTATAATCCAGATATGGCAACAGAACATGATGTTGATAACCAAAGAAAAATTTGGGAAAAACTATCTAGACCTCTATTAAATGAACATAAATCTAGATTTAAAGAGATAGACTATGAACAATGGGAACTTAAAAAAGGCGAAAACGAAAAGATTTGGGGATTAGAACACGGTAATCACGAATATAAGATAAGAGAAGCTACTAGAGCATATATTGAAAATAATTTTTGTAATCCTCATGCACTTACATTTTTAGGTAGTAGAGCCATTATAGGATTAGAAGTTCTTTATAAGAATAAAATACAATCTCAGTGGTCTATACTTGCAATACATGGAAGTGGTGGTGGCAGACCTGAATATATGTTTGAACAAATGAAAAAGAATCACTATATGGATATTTTTATATGTGGTCATTTACATCAAAAAAGATACACACCTCAAATAGCAATAGACTTTGATTGGGAAACAGGGAAAATGTGGGAAAGAGACATTCATCTTATAAATTCGGGAACTTTCTGTAAACCTTTAGTAGAAGGAACAGATGGTTATATGGATAGAAAGAACGAGATAACACCAACAAATATTGGTACTGCTACACTTTCATTTGATTCTTATAATGGAACAATTAAAGGTCACATCTAATGGTTATAAGAAGAAAGAAAAATAATATAGAGCCTACGATACAAACCTCACGAAGAGGTATAAATGGTCAAGCAACGCCTTTACAAGATCGTATTGAAGAACAAATAATAAAAGGACATGACACTGTTGCAAAATTATATGATGTTATACCTGACACCGATCCAGCTCATATAAGAAGAGCAATAAGAAATATGGTAGAAAGTAGAAGAATTAAACAAAAATTCTTTATTTAAGTAACATTAATATAATGTGTCTGAATATACAATATATGGAACTAAAATTCTTTCCAAAAAACAACGTTTGGTTTAATCGGGCTTTTGTTTATTATTATAAATATAAAGGAAATGATACATTTAGGGGAGAGTTTTTATTCATAATGAAAGCAATAGGTTTAATAAAACCATATGTATCTAATCTAAATAAAGAAGATAAAAATATTTAAATACTATTTAAAATAAGTATCCTCATGCCAATAGCAGCTTCCGATATTAATTTAAGAATTTCAGGCGGTGCATCAGAAACAGATCCTAACAACGCTTTGGGTGGAGCTATGTCCACAGTTGCAGGGGGAATTATTACTTCAGATACTCTAAATAATGACATGGATGACATCACTTCAGCAGAAGCAAGTGCAGGTATTATTATTCATCACGGTTATTATTATGAAAATGCACATGGTTCATTAACTTATATTGCACCAAAATTTTGGATTGATACTCAAACTTCATCTGGAGATACAACTCTTAGAGTGGCTTTATGTGCAGAGGCAAAAAACACTGCTATTGAAACTATTGGAACAGAAGAAACTGCACCATCTGTAAGTGGTTCTTATTCAGCACCAGCAAATTTCGCAGCTGGTATTGCATTAGGTGATTTAAATTCCGGTGATTATAGGGGATTTTGGGTAGAGTACGATGTTACTGCATCCGCAGCTGCTACACTAGATTCATACACATTAGGTATTCAAGGAGATACCAACCCATAGGAGTAAAGATATGCCTAAGATTACTAAAGACACACCAAAATCAGTTATGAAAGAAATTGCAGATAAAGAAGTTGCAAGAATTAAAGTAACAAAACAAACTGATTCTAATGGTAGAATATATGATTGGAGTGAGAAAGATCAACTATTTGTACACTTTGATGAAGATGGTAAAGAATGGGTAAAAGGTGTTGATAGTTCAGTTCCGGGATTTTGGGTTTATTGTTCACAAGTTACAGGACATAATAGCAAAGGATTCGAGCTTAAATGTAATGCTCCACACTTTGTATTCCTTCATCAAGATGGTGAGAAACTGTCTTGCAGAAAATGCAAGTCGGAAATAACCATTAAGCTCGATTTACCATAGGGGGTAATCAGTCTTGGTTAATCAAGACTTAACAGCACTAACAGCAATTACAACACCATTATCAACTGATATTTTATATGTTGTAAATGATCCAGCCGTTTCTAAAAATCCTAGAAAAGCTACTATTGCAGATGTATTAAAAGACTATGACGATCAAACTTCTACATTCACAAATAAAACATTTGATCTAGGTGGAACTGGAAACTCTTTTACAGGTACTAAAGCACAATTTAATACAGCACTTAGTGATTTTGATGAATTTGTTACAACAACAACTATCAACGGTGCAACCGTAGAAAAAGATTTTTCAAGTACAGGTATAGGAATATCAATTAAAGATACTCATCAAACTTCAGGTGCAAATGGATTATATGGTTTTGAAGCCTTGAATTTTTATGCTGATACATCAAATGGAACTTATAATCCAAGTTCTAATAGAAGGGTAGGATCACTTGGATTTTATGGTAGTAATAATATTGGTGATTCAGTTAACGCATCGGGATTTAGCCTTTCACTACATAGAGGTACAAGTGAATTTCAGACAATATTAAATGGTGATGCAAATACCCAAGAATTTTATTTTAGCAGAAACAACTGGAGTAATTATTATCAAGGTGCTTTACAGTATTTCTTCGGTAGAATGAGAATTGGGGCTGGTAATGTTACAGCAAGTACAACTCAAACACAAGGACAACAGGTACTTACAAACAGTATCAATAATGTAAACGTAGCAAATACAAATGACGTAGTTACATTACCGTTCGCCTTACTTGGAAATTATGTAACTGTTATGAACTCTACTAACAATGTAATACAAATTTATCCCAACACTAATGACTATATAGGAGAAGGTTCTACTGTAAATGCACCAATAACATTAGAACCACATAGACAGATTACACTTATAGGGCGTGATAGTGCTTATTGGCGTATTATAAGTGAAGATCCTTGGACAATTAAAACTTCAACAAGACTAATACAAAATGACAGTGTAGCTTTAACAGACGAGTCTGACACTTCTCTCATCCTGCAAGCATTTTCAGGTACAGCAGATGATCTACTCACATTGACAAGTGGATCAAATAATCAATATAAATTCTTATACGCAGATGCGGGAGATACCATTACATTAAAACACCAAGCAAGTCCAACAACAGACCAATTTGTAACATTAGCAGGTGCAGATAAAGTTTTATCAGAAACAGTTCCAACACTAGTTGTTAGAAGAAACGGTGTTTGGTATGAATATGGTGGTGGCGGTGGTGGTGGTGGTTCAGATACTCCGTGGACAGAAAACCATGACTTTGATACTTATTATTATGATATGGAAAATCAGTCTAAACCAGCAGATCCAGCAACTAATAATGGTAGATATTATCAAAAAGCCGTTGATGGAAACAATGATGCTTTATTTGTTATACAGAAAAAAGGCGGAGCTTTTGTAGAAGTACAGGTGAGTTAAAAGGCTTATAAAGTACAAGTTATAAGGTAATTAATATGACAGTAAAATTTTTAGCACCAAATAGGATGGAAATGACACAAGATGGATTTAATAGTCAAGAATCATATAATGATATAAGTGCATGGAAGAAAATAGGAGAATATAGATCAAAAGACGGTCAAACAACGTGGACAATAAGTGATTTACCAGTTAAAAAAAAATTAATGATAATATATCATGATAAACTAATCAATACGGTTTATCCAAATAATTTAATGCAATTTAACGGAGACAGTACTGCTAATTATGCGTTCAAAAGACTAAATTACTATGATACTACTGAGGATTCATTTACTTCTCAAACAGGAATAAGATGTGATGGACTTGGCGGTTATCAGGGTACTTTTGATGCTGAGTGTTTTATGACATTTTTTATTGATAATACACCTAATCGTGAAAAATTAATTTTTGGAAGAGGTGGTGGTAATAAACAACTTTTCAATCCTACTCGATCCTCTCCTACATGGGATGTAGCTAAATGGTGTAATACGACCGATCCTATAACATCAATTACTTGGACTATAACACAAGGTACAGCTGAGAATATTTATGTTTGTGTATTAGCTTTTGATCCAGATGATACAACGACACCGGGATTCTTTAAAAAGAAAAAAGAAGTCATAGTTAATAATACCCCCACCAGTGTTGATCTTGATTGGTCAACTGAAGGAACTGAAGATTTTTATATTATGAGTGTAAATGCTGATGCTACTGGAACCATTGGTGATGTTGCTCCTGATCTAATAACTTTTAATAACAATACAGATGCAGTTAAAAATGATTTCAAATGGAGAATTGATACTGGTAATGGTAACCCTGTCACTGGTGCAAGTAAATGGAGTAATTTAATATCTTACTACGACAGTTTCGCAGGTAATGCAACAAATGGTGATCAAGAAACCAATTTTGCTATGTTTTTTGTATTTAATATGGTGCCGATAAAATTTTTTTATAGTTTTAATCATATGTCAAATGCGGGTGGTACAGATCCTAGTAGATACCCTTTTTTTGCCCTACATACTTGTTCAACAAACGAAACAGGAATGGAATCAATCTCTTCTGTACAGTTTGAAATCGATCAAAGTACTGTTTCGGGATATACTTGGAAAAATGGATCAACCTTCACTGTATGGGGGGGTACATAATGGTTTGGGTTACAACAGGTTATATAGATCCTTTACCTGCAACATCTAAAACTATTAATCTCGATCTAAGTACAGAAGCAACAATAGTCAATCCTTGGATTCGATATGTACCTGAAGGCACGCAACCAGTTGCTTATAATATGTATTGTAATAATAAAAAAGGTAGTAATTTTTGTATGTACAGATATAGGTATTCATCTAATTATTCTACTATTTTAACCTCACAAACTCTAAGTTTTTCACCTAATACCACTTTTAATTATACATCTACAACTACTGAAGTATTTGCTTTGCCTTGGATAACTAGGTCTGCATTTGAAAATGCTGGAACAACAAATAGATATGATCAAGTTTATTTTTATGACTGTGTATTCAATACGGGTACAGGTGCTACTGTAGTACCTGAATACGGAGAAGGTTGTGCTATCGTTAAAGATATTAATAGTAGTGGCACTAATAAAAATATTCAAAGTATTCAACTTGAAAATTATTATGGTGATGTAAATGGATACTATGATACTGATACAAGTATTCATACCAGTTCTTATAATCCTGATATTCCATATTTTAATAAGGAACTTTTAATTGGTAATGAAGAAATAACTTTTAAAGATGAAAATGAACCTAAAAAAACGACACTTTCTTATAATCCAACTACTAAGGAATTAGCAACTGGTTCTTGGAAAGAAGTAGCAAGATATACAGTTAAAAGTAGCGGTGCATTATCTCCACAATTTGCAGATAGAGGATTTATGGAAGTTGATGTACCAAAGAAAAAATTTTATATGGTTCTTTTACATATAAAAGGAAAAGAGAAAGATTTTATTGCTAATGGTGACTTTGATACTGAAATGATTTTTAATAATGATCCAAGTACTAGATATTATAATAGATATACAACAAATCATGGTGCATATGCTACCTCTAACGATGGTGGAATAAAAATAATCACAAAAAGTGTTGCCAATGCTGATTCTGAATTTGCAGTAATTCACATTTATAATCCAGATACTCCGGAAGGACATCATCTTGTCATGTCTCAAGCTGTAAGAGAAGCAGGTAGCGGTGTTGCGACCGCACCTGATGGACATATTGGTGGTGGTAATTGGAAAGCTCCGGGTGAATATATAGAAAAGATTTCAGTTCGTGTTGTACCTATAAATAGTGATTATTCATTTGCTGTTGGTTCTGAAATGGTCGTATTAGGATATGATCCAAGTGACGTACATAGTAGTAGTGATAATTTTTGGCAAAAATTAGGAGAAGGTACTGCTAGCGGTAGTTCTTTGTCTGTTAGTTTCACTCCTAAAAAATATCTAATGATCAGAACTGCCACTAGAAACACAAACAATATTAATACTACTACAACATTTAATAATGATACAAATTCAAATTATACATTTAGTCAATGGACAAATAACGCTTTTACTGATTCTTTAACTCAATCAAATATATTAAATGCACTTGATTATGCTGCTGTAGGTAATCAGCACGCTGCTGGTATAGGTTTTATGGTTAATAGTGATGATAAACCAAAATTAATGATTTCTCAAGTACCTAGTTTCGATAATAGTAACAGTCAAAGACAAAGAGATACATATTCTAAATGGGACACCAGTACCCAAGCATCATCTATTCAGATTACAGCTCCGGGAAGTTATGTGGGTGGAAAAATAACAGTGTGGGGACATGACTAATGGCTTGGACTAGAATACACAGTGCAAATATAAATGGTGATCGTTCAGGTAGTACAGCTTTTCCAATAACCGCTACCAACGCATTTCTTGAGACAGTTATAGGACTTAAAACTGATGGTAGTCCTGAATGTAGTTTACAAATAAATAATATTGACACTAATGCAGAGTATCTTCATAGGAGAAATAATGCTAATTCCACTGAATTTGAGAATTTTTTTGCAATTAACATTGATCTCGGTATAAGTGATCTTACTTTTGCGGTAAGTTATCTTGATGATTTCAAATCCATATTTTTCAGTGGTGGAATACAATATGTTATGACGATTGGTGATACAGGTACTTATCCTACATCAGTGCTTAGAGTATATATGGGATTTTATAACAATTTCACACCTAATGGAATAACTGACTATATGTGGCACACAGGAACAGGATTTTCTAATTTTCTACCTAACACTAATTATATAACACCTAGTCCTACAGTAACCGGAAAGATTAGTCCTTCAACATATGATTCAAGAGATAACACTATTATAACATTTTGGGATGAGGAATAGAAGATGAGTGAAGAATATTATAATCATATAAACAATGGACAAAAATACATTTGTGATGCTTATAAATGCACAGTTGAACTAGGAGAACATGAATACAATAATTATATAACCGAATCAATGCGATTATGTGAATCTCATTGGAATTACTTCAGATTAAAACAAGGTTCATGTCCTAAATGTAAAGTTAAATTAAAAATTAGAAACGAAATGGGTGAATATGTTATAGATTGTGATTGTGGTTCTAAAATATATATGAGGTTTGAATCATAATGGAATGGTTATCAGGTAATAGAGCAAAAGGAACAAAACAAGAAAGATATGATATTACTAATGGGTTAGGAACAAATACTGGTGGATGGGTTGAATGTGGAAGAGCTGTATTAGAAGCAGATGCTACATCAATTACACTGACGAATATAGCCAATAAGCGTTTTTATATGGTATTTATTAATATAGAAAGTTTAGCTGGATACAGCACTGCTCATGATATGAGATTTGGTACTGGTGGTGTTGTGGATACAGGTAGTAATTATAATTCCGAAATTAGAAGAAATGGTAGTGATCTTTGGGGTGCTCAAGGTGGCACTTCATTTCAATTAACTACTACTTTTAATCCATCAGCTCCATTTTTGCTTACTTGGATTACTAATAATCAAGATACTTTTAAAGCATATCGTGGACTAGGTGCAAGAACAACTAATTCTTTGTTTGATAAAGATCATCTAGATGTGGGTGGAACTTGGGAAAACAGTACAGATTTATTGGACACAATAAATATTTTTGACCAAAGCAAGGAACTTGGAAGAGGTACATCAATCCTTGTACTTGGTTATGATGATAATATACCACAGTCTCATAATTTTTGGGAAGAGATTGGTTCTTCAACAGGGGATAATGAAGTAATTTCAACCAAACCTAAAAATTATAACTGGATTTCATGTGATTTAACACTTACTAATGGAACTACAACTACTCCTTCATTTCAGCTTGGCAACCATTCAATTATCTCTGATTCTCAATATTATACGGCAGCTCAAGGTTATCCATATTCTCATATGAATAACTTAGATGGCACTTTTACAGACTATTCAAGTACTTTACCATATTATACTGACTTTGAGTTAGGTGCAATTAATCATACAGCAAATGTTTATCTTCATATGGATCTTTTTTCATTTAAAAGATCTGCATTTGGTGGACAATACGAGTCTAAGACCAATAATATCTGTATGTACACTTGGAAAGAAGGTAATGGATCTAATGTTATAACACATAGACAGACTTTAGTCGGTGGTTGGATACCAAATGGAGATTTACGAAGATTTAAAATAAATAGTAGTGATACAACTGTTAATAATATAAAATGGTGGGGTGGTAATTAATGCCTTGGACTGATAACGGTGCAGTTACATTAAGTGTAGCAGGTGCTAATCTTAACGTCAGTGGGATAACAGCAAGCACTCACGGTTTATTTATTTTTGATACTATGGGTTCAGTATCGGAGAGTATTCTTACATTTAATAATGATACAAATTCAAATTATTCTTATAGTTCAAATGAATATGTGATTTCTGCTAGTGATGTTCAAGCTACAAGTCAATCAAATATACCGCTTGATGTTACTACTGATCATCAGCATTTTGGTGTTGTTTTTCTTAGTCAATTCCCAAATAGGGATAAATTAGGTTATGCGATAGTTTATGGTTGGGATAGTGTAGCTCAAAACAATAGATTAATACAGGTAGCTTTTAGTTATAGTCCATCTCCTGATTCTTATATCAATGAAATCAATATAAACAAAGGTACTGGTGCTGATTTTCTAGCAGATTCAACACTTAAAACATTATATGATAGCAACATTAATCGTTATACAATACAAGATAAACTTGAATATCAAGAAACCGATACTGGTAAAACTTGGATTTATAACAAATCAAATGATACATGGAGTGAAGTAAATGCCTACTGAATCCCGTGAAAATCTACTTACATTAGAAGATGGAACAAGCCTTCTTACTTTAGAAGATGGTGGAACCGATGGAATTATAATATCATATGAAACAGAATTAAATACAATACTTAAACATAATATCAATACTTTTGCATCAAAAAATATTATTCTTAAACATAATCTAATCAATAGTATTGAAAAATTACATATACTCAAACACAATATAAGAGATGCAATAACAAAGAATGTTATTCTTAAACATAATATAAATTCAGCATTAGAAGTAACAAAAATACTCAAACACAATATAAACAGTGCTGTATCAGCAACAAAAATACTCAAACACAATATAAACAGTGCTGTATCAGCAACAAAAATACTTAAACATAATATAAACAGTGCTGTATCAGCAACAAAAATACTCAAACACAATATAATTGAGGCAATATCAAAGAATGTTATTCTTAAACATAATATAAGAGATGCAATAACAAAGAATGTTATTCTTAAACATAATATAAGAGATGCAATATCAAAGAATGTTATTTTTAAACATTATTTAGCTGGAGTGGTAGGAACATTTGAAATATTAAAACACAATATTCAAAACAGTGTGTTAGAAACAACAATATTAAAACATAATATAAACTCATCAACAACAAAAAATGTTATTCTCAAACACACTATAATTGAAGCAATATCAAAGAATGTTATTTTTAAACATTATTTAGCTGGAGTGGTAGGAACATTTGAAATATTAAAACACAATATTCAAAACAGTGTGTTAGAAACAACAATATTAAAACATAATATAAACTCATCAACAACAAAAAATGTTATTCTCAAACACACTATAATTGAAGCAATATCAAAGAATGTTATTTTTAAACATTATTTAGCTGGAGTGGTAGGAACATTTGAAATATTAAAACACAATATTCAAAACAGTGTGTTAGAAACAACAATATTAAAACATAATATAAACTCATCAACAACAAAAAATGTTATTCTCAAACACACTATAATTGAAGCAATATCAAAGAATATAATTCTCAAACACACTATAATTGAGGCAATATCAAAGAATATCATTTTCAAACATAATTTATCTGGATTATTAATTGTAAACAAAATATTAAAACACAATATTAATTCAGCACTAACAAAGAACGTGATATTAAAACACACCATTTTAAACTCCGTAGAAAAATTAATAATACTAAAACACAGTTTATCAGGATTCTTACTTGTAAATAACATATTAAAACACAATATAAACTCATCAACAACAAAAAATGTTATTCTTAAACATGGTCTAGCTGGTACTGTGGTAGTTAATGTCATATTAAAGCACGTTGTATTAAACTCAGTACAGAAATTAATTATCTTAAAGCATAATATGTCTGGATTGCTAAAAGTAACAAAAATATTAAAACATAATATTAATTCATCAATAATTTCTTATAAAATACTAAAACACAATATTACTGAAACCTACCTGCTAATCTCAGGTGCAGTTATAAGAATAAAAGATACAAGCAAGTCAATAAAATTTAAAACCAATAGAGGTAATATTCAGATATGAGCGTAAATAGAGAAGATTTTGGGATTACTTTTGAGATAACAGTAGGCACAACAAAAACATTTCAATTAACAATTCTTGATCCAGATACTAATTTAGCCGTAGATATGACAGATACAAATGTATATGCAACAGGGGTAGTGAAAATTTATAAGCCTGATGGAACATTGATTGACTCAGGTACAAACGTCTCATTTACTGACAGGGCAAATGGAATAGTTTCTTTTACGATACTTGCATCAATTACAACTTCAGCAAATGCAGGCAACTGGATTGGAGAAATAGAGTTTTCAAATATAACACCAGTTATCATAGATCAACAAAAATTTAATTTCAATATCATAGAAAGCTATTAATAACTCAAATACTATTCACTTTGTATGAGTGATATTTCAACAAGAGAACACAAGCATATTCAAATGACAAAAGCAACATTTCATTCTGAATCATATGCACCAGTGTCAGCAAAAAATGGTGGTAGTGGGAAACCAAGATTTTCAGTAGAACCAATGGTTTATGTTCAAGGTGTTGGTTGGGAAACTGTTGATCCTATGGCATCAGGTAATGAATTTATGTTAGCATTTAGAAACTATGTAAGAATAAAAGAAATGATGGGATATGAACATACAGGTCTTAGTGCAACAGAAATAACACAAGTGTTAGAAAATCTATGGGGTGAGAAAGTTGACTAGTCTAGAAAAAGTATTAGCAGAACATAAAAAAATATGTGAACAGGCTTATAATATTGTGGAGAAAAAAGGTATGGATTATGCAAGATTACAGCATAAGAATGGAGACACATTAGCAAACATAACTAATTGTAAGACATTGGGAATAACAGATTCAGTATGTCAAGGATTACTTGTAAGATTATCTGATAAATTTAGTAGGTTGAGTTCCCTTTGTAGAAATCCAAATGAAAACCCAGAAGTAAAAGATGAAAAAGTTTCAGATACAATAGAAGATACCATTAATTATCTTATTTATTTAAAGATAAAATATGAAGAGGAAAGAAATGAAAGATAATGTTAAAAATATTCTAAAGGAAAAAATAATATATGGTAACGCACACAGAAAATTCAGTGAAAGACAATTAAAAGAACAGATTGATAAAGAAATTCATAATTTTACAAACGATAATATAAAACTTATAATGGCTCATTGTGTATATAATGATGAACAGTTTATAAAACAAGTATTAGAAGATGATTTGACTATTCCTGATTTAGATATGATTCATATTATTGATGGTGCATGGAAAAATGGTGGTCAAAGTGTAAATTCGACAGATCGAACTGCTGAATTAGTAGAAGAATTTTCAAAAACAACTGATGTGCCTATAATATTTATAACAAACAAAACCAATGAATTATGGGAATCAGAATCAAAAAAACGAAATACACAAATTGATATGATTGGTAAGTTGTTTCCAAAAGATAGAGCTTATATTTTTGTTAAGGATGGCGATGAATTTTTCCAACAAAATTCAGGAAGAGTTCATTTGTGGCTAAAACCATTATTAGATGAAGCTTATCCCGATGTGGGAATGTGTAGAGCTTATGCCTATGATAGCAATAAAGATGGTAAAACACCAAGAATGATTCCTCTTAATCATGGAATACATTATTACACAGAAAAGAGTATGTGTATTCATACAAAAAATCATAATCTACTGATAGATTATAATCATATAGATGAACCATATGTACAACCATCAGATAATATGAAAGTATTTCATATTGATGATTTTTTCCTTGTGAATAAATGGAATATAAGAACAGCAGAAAGATTACAGGAAAAACATTATTTTGATCAATATAGAGATACACAGGATAACAATGTTGGGGAATGTAAATATGTTAATTAACGGAGATAGATTATGTATCAGACTAAAAAAGGATCAGCAATAGAAACAATTTTAAATGTTGGCTCAGGTTATTTTATTGCATCAATACTTAATTTACTTTTCCTTCCGTTTTTTATTGATGAAATACAGAATTATGATATAAAAATAGCATTATTAATAGGACTGGTTTATACAAGTGTATCAATGATAAGATCATTTACATTTAGACGTATATTCAATAACTTTATGGGGAAAAGAAAATGGCTATGAATAAAAAGAATAATCAAGCAAAATCTTATTTTAGTTATAAGAATGATGATATAGAACTTGTTGAAATAGCTCAATTTATAAGAGATATAACTAATTACAGAGTGGAGAGAGAATGGTATATAGTATTTGACAAGCATATAGGACATTATTTGGGATACACATCAAATATAAAAATTGAAAATATAAACAAAATAAGAAATCCAGATATAATTATAATAGATAAGAAAACAAATAAATTACTACTAGTGATCGAGATAGATGGTGGTGTTCACGATAAAAAAATAGAAGATACGGAAAGAAGAAACAAAGATTATGAGTTAGCGGGAATACCATTAGCAGTTATAAACAAGTTAGAAATAGAAACAACTATATTTGACTTGTTAGATAAAATAATACAAGAAAAATTAGGTGGTAAAAATTGACAATAAATCTATATCAAAGTAAAAAATACCAAGAATACTTTGATCAACTAAAAGTTATTTCAGAATCAAGAAATAAATCATTTTCAGGTGCAATAGGTAATGCAGTTAAATTATATGTTCAGAATATAAATGACAATAAATCACTTGTTGCAGATAAAGATGACTGGGATAAAATTTTAGATAAAATGAGTAAAGAGGAGAAGTTACAAATGAGTACCTTAATATGTGAGTTAAACAATAAGATAATACAAAAATGTCAGAAATAGATAAACTAAAAGCATTAGGATTTAACCTAATACCTCTTAAACCAAGATCAAAAGAACCTATTGGTGGTTTTAATTGGAAAGAATATCAAGAAGAAAAATACGAAGGTTCGTTTCCCTCAACCTGTAATATAGGAGTAGTTTGTGGAAGATCAAGTGACAATCTATTTGTGGTTGATCTAGATGATGAATCATTAATCAAAGACTTTGAAGAATTTAAAACATTAAAAGTAAAGACAGGTAAAGGACAACACCTGTATTTTCATTTTCATGGATTTCCACCACCAAATAAAAAACTAGATGATAAACGTGGAAGGCATATTGATATAAAATCACAAGGCGGTTATGTTTTAGCACCTAGTTCAATACATCCAAATGGAAGTGTATATACAATAGTTGATGATTCACCCATAATGGATATAAGTGGAACAAGACTTCGGGAAAAACTTGAATCAATAGGATTTAACGTACAAACAAGATCAATAGAAGAAATAGCACAAGGAGTATCAGAAGGTGGTAGAAATGATTCCACTTTTAAATACGCCTGTTATCTTATAAGAGATAAGGGACTGTATGGACAATCATTATACAAAGAATTAGAAGAACTAAATAAACGACATACACCACCAATGCCTACTTCAGAATTAAAACTTATAATCTCACAGGCGGAGAAATCAGAAAAACAAAATCTTATAAAACATATTGATGATGCAAGAACCGTATTACAACAATTAGGCGGAACTCCTATGCCTGTAGATATGCAGAATATAACACCTGCATTAGAAGGAAAACCAATATCTTTTAACTGTATGATTATAGCAGTTGGAGAAAGAATGACTTATACTGTATCAGCAGATTATGAATGTCCTTATTGTCATAATCAAACAAAAACTCATTGTGATGATTTACACCGTATAACAGCACCATATTGTGTAAAGGACAAGGTTTCTTATGTTATAGACGAAAGATCAAAAGTGACATCTTATATTCAACAACTTAGAATACAAGAGTTTTTTGAAGATGCTAGGAACAGTAGCCCTATTCAATTTGATGCAGAAATAACTGATGAAACAGTAGGTGAAGCTTTCATTGGTCAACGAAAAACAGTAACAGCAAAGTTTCGCTCTATAATGAAAAAGAATCAGGCTTATAATCAAATAGTATTTCAAATAACAGATATGAAAGATATTGAACAATCACAAGGTTGTTTACCAACAGCAGAAGAAGTAGAAGAATGGAAAAAATCAGATATATTCAAAAGAGTTACAGATTCAATAGTTCCTGATATATACATGAATGATAAGATTATACAAACATTAGTATTATGGGCTTGTGGTGGTAATTCTCTCAATGGTAAGAGAGATCTTATACATTGTGCCATATTAGGTGATGCACAATTAGGTAAATCAGAATTACTATTAAAAATGAATAAACTATTAGACGGTTCAGGTTATACAGTTGGTAGAAATGTAAGTGGTGCAGGTCTTACTATTGCAACTGTGAAACTTTATAACGGTACTATGATGCCACAAGCAGGTTTCTTTCCACAGCATACAGGACACCATTGTATCCTTGATGAAATAGATAAAATGAAAAAAGAGGATCATAATTCATGTCTCGAAGTAATGGAACAACAAACAACTAGTCAGGCTAAAGCAGGGAGTGGTGGTGGTATAACTTTACCCGCAAAATGTCCAATACTAGTAGCAGGTAATCCAAAGAACGGCAAGTTTAATTCTAAATATCCTAGTGTAATGGATAACTTTGAAATGGAAGCACCATTTGTTTCCAGATTTGATATAATTTGGTTGCTTGTTGATGCAAATGATCCTGAAACTGATGATAAAATGCGAAAATGGATTAGATCTTATAATTCCAGAAAGGAGAAATATATGAGTGTAGATGAATTAAAAAGATACTTTACTTATATTCAAACTTTAGATTCAATTATTCCTGATTATTATATGGATAGAATTGATGCACTACATAAAAAAATGCGACCACTTAATGTTAATTCAGGTGTTCCTATTGGATTAAGACAGTATCACGGGTTATACAGATTATTAACAGCTTGTGCAAAAGCACATCTTAGAAACGAAGTAACAGCAGATGATTTCGATATTGTCGAGTCAATTATAAGCGAATCTTATAAAAGTATGAAAATGAATATGCAGACAGGGGAAGTATCTGGGGAATTTAATAAGAAAAAAGACACAAACGACAGTAAGATATTAGAAGCAATCCATGAATGTCAGGATTCAGAATATGATAATACAATAGATAAGGGCGAATTAGCAAATAAGATTAATTATAAACTAAACAAATTAGATGGACATGAAAGGGTTAGAAAACTTATAGAAACAGGGGTACTGGAATTAGATAACGACTTAGAGAGGTATAGAAAAGTTGGGTAAACTAGCAGATTTAAGAGCAAAACGGGAAGAAATGGATTGGGATCACCCTGATCGTATAAAATTAGAGAAAGAAATAAACCGTATAGAACAATGGATGATAGACAATAATATCGGTAGTTTAAAAAAAGTCACCACTTGGACTAAAGGACAAGGTAAATCAAACGGCTTGTTTGGTTTTAATAGGGAAGAAGAATATGAAAATACTAGATACCCTTGGCACGTTGCTTGTATATGGGTTGATGATTTATGGATGTTAAAGTCACATAATGGGAAACAGAATCTTAATAGAGACGGTTCACCCCACCAATGCGAATTTTGTTCATAATTTTTATATACATCATATATAAGTAATACTATGGTTGAAGAACTTAAACAATTTAATAAATATATAAAAGCAGAAGATATTATGGGGTTATGTGAAGAGGGGTTTTGTTCATATAAAGGCTTAAATATTACAAAAGAAGAAGAAGAATAATGACATGGAATTATAAGTCAGGTGATAAATATGACTTGTACCAGTTATTAGAATTTAGATTATTTTATCAAAAAGACTTGTTATCAGCAGAAAAATCATTAGAAGATGCACAAAAATATAAAGATTATAATCTTCCTAATTGGAGAACAGAAATTATAAGAAGAGAACTTGGTGTTGAAGAAGCAAAAAAAAATTTGAAAATGATTGAATATGTAATAGAGGAATACCAAAAATGCCAATAACTTATAAAACTAAAAACATTGATCAAGATAGAATGACTCGCATTATACAGAAAGCTATAATGCTTAATGGTGATGATGGTACACCAATGTCAGGTTATAAAAATTGGTTAAATTTTTATGAAAATTGGGATTTATGGATTATACCTGTTACAGAACAGGAAGATTATAAAAAATACTATCAACATCTAAATGTAGAAACTTCTGATGGTATTGCTTGGGGAGTAACAGGTCAAAAAGTCATTTATATGTTTATAAACGATATAAAAAGTCAGTTTATATTAAGACAAAATATACCACCATTGGTACATGAATTACTCCATGCTTTATACATTGATAATGTAGGAACTACTCATATAACAAGAAAATACGATGCACCTGAAGGTAGAGCAGGTAGTCGTGGTTCTTCAGCAACAGTTATAGTCCATGATAACTGGTATGGTTCAAAAGAAATGATTAAGATTTGGGAACGTTGGGGTATTATATGGATTCCTATAACATTTCCTTATATACCAATAAAGAAAGCAAAAGAGATATACAAATTATAATCATACAGTATCATCATATCCTTTAGGAAAAAAACATTTTTCATTATCTATGTTTCTTATATTATCAAAGAAGTCCTTATCATTGATTATTTCTGTCCAAGTTTTTTTCGTTATATGTATTTTCATATTTCATTACCCCAAGAATCCCAACCGTCTGCTGTCTCTCTAGCAAATAATTCTATTCTAGGTAAATCACCACATAATTCAACTATTCTATCTCTTGCAACATTTGGTTTCTTACTATGTCTTTCGGGTATGCTTTGTATAATATCACCATTATAAGTTTCTATTAACTGTCTGATACTTGCACTTATACGCTGTGGCTTTCCCTTTGTTCCCAATATACATAACTCCGCATTTGCTCTTGTCCACCTACCCATTCCCATAAATGGTTTTAAATTCTTATAATATTTTATCCAAGTAAAAGCACAAGTTTTCGGTATAAAGTCCCATGACTTCATAACTTCCATACAAGTACCATCTAATAATTTTGGCATTGTAACCCACATAAACATTATACTATCAGATTCGGATATACTTTGAACAGGTAATTGTTTTAATTCTTCTAATGTCATTACATTATATTTACAACCTGCACCACGATTACCAGCGAGAGCCTTATCATTATAAGACCATGCTGGATCACAATATATTATATTATACTTTTTACTTGGTAATGGAATATTCATTATACTTCGGATATACTTCGATATATATTAGTCTTTTTATGTTTATCACATTTTGAATAGTTTCTATAATCGTCTATCCATAATTCTTCACCACATACTATACAATGAATTACTTCTGTCATGTTTTTGTCATTTTTCTAGCGGTACATAATTTATTAAAAATCTTATCGCTATATCTACATATTCTTTCTAATGCTTGATGGTGTGTATTACATAAATACATAAACCTGTTTGGGTTACGTTGTATCATTGGATATAAGTCCTTATAATATTGTAATGTTCCACTATCGTTGCGGGGATAGTCTTTGTATATAACGTCTTTTTGTAAATACCACCTATGGTGAACTGTCATTCCGCGTTTTGCTGTTTGACAACCACAAATCCAACAAGAACCATTACCAACTGCCATATCACCACATTTTTTTTTAATTTCTTTTATATCGTCTTTTAATGTCATATACTTCGATTATCAGTATATAACTATATAAGCTTATATACTAGGAGATTGGAAATTTCCTCTTATATACAAATTAAAATACTTGCCCTTTGATTCAGCATTTTTAAATTCTGACCAAGTTTCATGATCAACTCCCTCAAATTCATATACTTCACCTTTCATTCCAATATAAACTTGCATTTGTTTTGTTTCGGTGTTATACTTTGCACCAAGAATCCATGAAGTACCTGCAAAACTTTCTTCCATTATTCTCTCCATTCCTCGTCTATAATTTCTCCTTCTGATTCTTCATCTGAGTTATCATATCTTATAATCTGCTTACACAAAAATTCTGTTGCGTTTGTGTATAAATTATAAGCTTCTTCAAAGTCGTCAAAACTTGCCTCTATTGATGGTGAACCTAACTTATCTTGATATTCATAGTCATACCATACAAGAACTTCGATTTCTTTATTTTGTATATAATCTTCAGTCAATTTAGTAACTTCCTTGAATAATCTTCTGCTTCTTTATAAGAATCAAATCTTATAATATCATCAAACAAAATTATATCTCCCTTGATTTGAAATACTTCCCATTTACTGCTACCATAAGTCTTTATAATTTCAACTATAGATATACTTTGATTTCCATTTGACAATACATATTGATATTTTCCAATATAGTCTGGATTAGCTTTCCATAAACTATGAATTTTTTTATCTATTATTATCATTTTTTTATCACCTTTATACATTCACATTCTTTGCGACTTAGGGATTTTTCTTGATTATCCCAAGCATTAGGCATTTTATTAAAAGCAATGATATACTCCGAATTTGGTAATGATTTAAAATTATAACCACGTCTTGTTGCTTCATTAACTAACTGTCTATGCCTATATACTAATGCACTTATATTATGTCTAAACCTTGCGGTTTCGGGATGTTTTGAATATCCTTTCTTACCATTAGTTATAACACTATACACACATAAAGTTTCTCTATGTTCTGCTAGTAAATGTTTTTTACAAAGTCTATCAGGTGATATTTGATCCCAAACTCTCATTTTTCATGCACCTTTGATTCATGATCCCATAATTCATATGGAAATTCAAATACTTTTTCACAATAACTGCAATATTGAATACCGTAATGTTTCATTTTAATTTCTCAAGCTCCTTGTCTTTAATTTCATTCTGATCATAATTAATCCCTTGGAAATATAAATGTATGTTATTTTTATTTCTAAGATACCATGCTATACATACTATGATATACAATGGAATACCTAAAAATGGTATTATAAGCAATAATGCACTTAAACTTGGAATTAAAAATAATTTTCTTGCCTTAATCATAATCTTCTGCACCACATTTTTCACATTTATAATATTCTAAATCACTATAATCATAAAAGACTTTTGTTTCTATTATCATTTTATAACCACAATTACATTTTCTCATTTCTTTACCTCTACTAATAATTTCTTATACTTCATAAATCTAGGTTTTACTCTAAGTCTATAATTACAGCAAGGACAATAAACACCTTCCCATATTATATACTCTTGGCAAGTTGTGCAACGTTTTTGCCCTTGTCCATACCTGCTCTCTCCGACTACTCTTTTAGCCTTATAACGGTTACAAACCCCTTTACAACCCATTTTCAAAACACTCCTTGCACAAAGCACCTTTACCTTTTACTATAAAGAAGTTATAATTCGGGCAATACGAATCGCATTTATCACAAATCATTTTATCTTACCTTCCTTATAATTTCATATACGAAACTATACGCATCATGAAGTCCATTATAATAACATATATCATTTAGATCAGTAGTTTTCTGCATATCTTTTATTGCTACATTTTTTGCTTCTTTAATGGTTTTTCTTATATTATCCATAAGTTCCCTATCTTTAGTATTCATTGTTTATTACCTCGATTTTTTATATACCATTCTCTAGCCTTTGTTTTTTTTCTAAGTTTTACACAATCGGAACAATATTTTCTAGTAGTTTTACCGATTAAACTTTTGGGCATTTCTTGTTTTATAAGAGTATTACACATTTTACAACTTATAACTAATTGCATATTAGTAGTAATCATGTCTGTAATCCTCATAATCAGGTTCGGACAAATAATAATCTCTCAATAATTCTTTATCCTGTGCGTATTCTTCTATTAACTCGTCTTTTATAATATTTGCAAGAATCCACCATTTTATTTTAGCACCTATGGTGTGATATTTGTAAGCATATTTTCTTTTATAAAAAGTAAGGGGTTTCATTAAAGTAAACCCCCATATTTTTTGCCATAACTGACTTTAAGAGTTTGGCATTTTTTAAAAAGCATTTGATCTTCCATGGCATAGTTTTCTATGTTATTATCAATCATTCTTCTCATGGCAAGATCGCATACTCTTACTAGTTCTGCTTTTGTAAAGCTGTGAATCATGTTTGATTTCATACTAGTAATTAGTGATATAGTAATATAAATCTTTGTGATTTGGTATTTAAAGAAAAATAAAAAATGGGTATTATTCCCATAATTCTTTAGCTTTTCTAGGGTGTGCTTTTGAGAATATATCTTTGTATTCTCCGTCATTATCTTCTGAGTCGTCAGGGTGATCATACCAATAATTTTCTAATCTCGGTCTTAAATGGTACAACTCATAGTCATTCCATTTTGGATCATTACCCCATTCCACTTCGCAGGTATGACATAAATTATACCCATCAAAGTTTAGTGAACCGTCTTTATTCAAATACTGTTTATGTATTTGTTCCCAATGTTTGAGGTATTCCACCTTTTCTTTCATGTCTTGATTCATGTTATACATTATACTATATGTAATATAACTTATGCCAAGTAAACCAAGAATACCAAGAATACCAAAAACATACATTTAAATTAGGTAAAAGATATACTATTATTGAGTTAAACGATCACAATCTCTCATGATAAGACGAGAAGATCAGATAGGTTTAACTCTACTCTTAGTCTTTAGAGTATAAATAAAGCGTAAGTATAAGCAGACTTAAAGGCTTCCCACTAGATCTTCGTGAATTTCTACTAGTGGGCTTCTTTTTTATAAAATTATAAAGTTATACTTTGATATTATACTATGAAGATATACTATGAAGATATACTATGAAGATATACTATGAAGATATACTATGAAGATATACTATGAAGATATACTATGAAGATATACTATGAAGATATACTATGAAGATATACTATGAAGATATACTACGATATTATAAATTATAAAAAATAAAAGAAGATAAAAAAATTATTCTTCTGCTAGTCTTTGTGTATGAGTTTTTACTTCTTCTTCCATTATTTTTTTCCACTGTTTTCTAAATTTTTTCATATCCATGTTTATCAATCTTCTTCTTCAAGATCAAATGGATTATCTATATTATAACCCAGTTTGTCATTTACGATTTCTACTGCTTTAGACCACTCTTGATACCCCCCATCACTAGATATTTCTAATTGACTTGGGAAGTGTTTTTTAAAGATCAACATACTCACACATACAACTATATCATATGGTTTTCTAGCTGTCTTACAAAAATTGAAATATTTGCCTTCTGATACTACCCTATCAATATAAAACGTTTCATGGCTATTTTCGCCTATACCGTTGAAAAGTATTTCTTCAGTATTTGCTTTTAGACATTGGCTACTTTCAGGATCATTATCTAATCTATCCATATATTCAGGCAATATTTTATAAAAATCAAGTATTGCCTTGTTCCATTGGTCTTTATCAAAGTCATGATTATCCCTTGTCATATAATGCGTGTAACCCATTATAACAAACCTGCCTCTCTTGCGTTTTTGGGTTTATAATTTGGATTTTTGCTCATTTTATAAAGTTCGTTTAAAACAAACTTTGTGATTTCCTCAGAACAAGGACTTTCACATATAGGACACTCACACATTATAAGCCTAGCTCCTGAAGTTTTGCGTCTATTATGTCTTTTTCTTCTTCTGGAAATGAATCCCAATAATCCATTAGGATATTATAAGCTTCTTCGTATCTATCAGAAGAAAAACTAGACAAGTGGTTTTTCTCCCTTTGAAAAACCAGCTTGGATTATAAACCTTAGAGTATCGTATGTTTCCTCTAAAATTTTATCTGCTTCTTCTTGTTTTATATTACAAAGTTTCATAGTACTTTGTATTAGGCTTTGTCTTATTGTGGGTGCGTCTTTTGTTGTTGTCACTATAACACCTGCTATGGTACAAAACATTTCTCGATTAGAAATCATTCTAACCAAACTCCATTACGATCGGTAATGCTAAATCTGTATCAGATAGATCATCGCCTTTTTTAATAAATCTTATTGCTTCGTAAGATTTACCACATTCATATTTTAGATCGCATGATTCGCAAGTTAATTGCCCTGCATACCATATTTGATCTTCTAAGGCAACAAATGAATTGTCGCTTAGTTGTTTGTTACATATATCACATAGCAAACAATCTTTGGGAATTTCTATTCTTTCCATAATTAGTAGAATACTAATTAGTAATATAAATCTTTGTGATTGAGTATTTAAAGAGAAAAAATTAGTATTTAAATAAATTTTTAATTATACTTTGATTGATTATACTTTGATTGATTATACTTTGATTGATTATACTTTGATATTATATTCTGGATTTCCTTGTGTCGTGTTTCGTTTTTGCTTTCTTGCTAAACTATGAAAATCATTGTGTCTTATAATACGATTATTATAATCGGGATCTGTTTTGTTAAATTCCATTAAACATAAACTACAATATACTATCATTATTTATCAACCCAGTATAAGTCAGTTATTATATCCTCACGTTTTCTTATTATACCTTGATATTTATCATAACCTGCATAAGTTAATTTATAAATTGAATCTATATCAACAAATATTCCCTCATTCATTTTATTATCCGGTAATTCTGTTTTAGTATAATCAATCTTATAATCTAATGGTACTCTTTTGCCGTATAGTTTGAAATGCAAATCGTCTATTATAACGGATATATCATTAAACATTTTTGAATCCTTTCTAGATTTAATATTAAATGCTTTTAATTTTCTTTCTAATGATATTAATTTATAAAATTCCATTATACTTAGTCTAAAAGCATGTTTCATGACACGCCTTTTTAAAAAATCTAAATGCGTACTATATTCTGATATTAAGTTATTTTCCGCTATAATTCGATTCTTTATAAGATCATGATTTTGGCAAATCGGTTTTAATATTGAGTGTTCAAATAGTAAATGAGTTCTAAGATATTCTTCGGTCTTATAACACGCTTTGCATACATGACACTCAAACTTTATCATTATTCCTCAGCTCCGCATATATCACAATGCCTTATAACACCGTATCCATTAGGTAAGAATTGTCTAATACCTATACATTTTTTACAATACTTGAACATTTTATAAAGTTCCCCCATTTTCTAAGTATTGCCAGTATCTAAAGGGTAATGGGTTGAAGTTATCCTTTGATCTTAGCATTTTTATAAGATTTCTTGGAATCTCTACACCGTAATATTCTACTCCGTATCGTTCAAATTCACCGCATGCGGGGATCGCTAATGTTGGATCTATAATCTCATTCTTACTATTAGTTATAAAAGCGTGCTCTATTGGTATTCCATAAGCAAGGGTAAAACCTTCAATATACTTTAGAGTTTTTCTTTTAATAACGATTTTATAAGAATTATCAAAACAGCGTTGAATTATACTTTGCTTTGAATATTGAATAGATTTTTCTTTGTTTATAACGTGATATACTTTGGCATTTTGTTTAAACCACTTATAATATCTAGATACAGAATGATCTTTATCAAGAACTTTGATCATATTATCAATATATTTTTCTAAGTCTGTTATCTCCATTCTGATCCCTCAAAATGTCCACTTGGTACACTTGGTATTTTTTGAGCTATACCAATTATTTTTCCAGTATTTTTTGATTTCTTATAAGATCCTTGTTTTGTTTTACCTTTTGATTTGCCTTGTTTTGATTCAGGCTTATAAGATTCTTTTTTACTAATTGATTTTGATTTTGATTTCTTATAAGACTCAGCTTCTTGTTTTTCAGCTTCTTGTTTTTCAGCTTCTTGTTTTTCAGCTTCTTGTTTTTCAGCTTCTTGTTTTTCAGCTTCTTGTTTTTCAGCTTCTTGTTTTTCAGCTTCTTGTTTTTCAGCT